ACGGCATTTGAGACACTTCTCCCGTCCGGGCACTATACTGGCGCTTCTTCTGGTAGTTCAAGTGTTGCCTATACCGACGTCATAAGCGCTTCTGGTTCTTATGGCCCAATAGATGTCATCGCGATGGAAAGCATTGAATTGACAAATATTGGCGCAGACCCTGGATATTTTGTTATATTTCTGTGCGACCGAGATGGTCTTCCAGTGTCCGACGCATACAAGACCACAATATACAACGATGTAGCTGACAGAATAGTAGCTGGATTAAGTTTTAAGATACTTGACGCTTTCCCTGTAGACCTAGCTTTTACAGTAACCATTTCAGTTGATGAAGAGTTTGGAGCTAGTTCTGTTGCTACCGACGTAAGCACTGAGCTTGAAAGCTACATGTCACTCGCTGGTTGGCCAAACTGGGAATCGACATTGAGAATCTTTGACATAGTAGTTAGGGCAAGTCGCGTCCCTGGCGTATCTTACGTATACAGCGTTGTCGGCGATATAAGCGAATATATAGACGGAGCAATGTACGGAAACCAGAATCTTGCCAGCACGCTAACAGATGGCGGGAATACAATCGGCTACAGCTTTCTTTATGCTGGCGTGATGCCTCGAGCCTCGGTAGAGGTGGTGGTCATCTAATGGCCATTACAAACCGTCTTATCGGTCCTCAAGCTTATTTGACATCTTTTGGAACCCAAACAACGTGGACACCAACAAATGCAACAATAACGATTGATGCTATATCTGAACTTTATCCAGATTCGGAATATAAACAAATAGAATTAACTTTGTCCCCTGGTGCATCTTCGTGTTTTTTGGATTTGGCAGTTTTGCATCTTAACGATAGCGATTTAAACGCTCCTTTGATATTCCTGTCAGCTATAAAAATGCCATCTGGTGGAACTTTTATCAGCAGACTAAGAAATGTTGAGGAAGAACAAAACGAAGTGATAGAGACAAGCCTTATTGTCAATCTTTCTGATTCTGTAGTCAATGCTCCTGGCGTTTTGTCTCCACAGTGGAGCATCCTGCGCTCTGACCCGATAACACTTGCGGTTGATTCTGGGACACCTGCTTTGGACATAAGTTTAGAAATTATCCCAAATGAACCTTCAGAGAGCATATATTTCACTCTTCCACTTTGTTATCAGCAATTTGATGCTGTATTCAGAAATAATGTTCTTCCTTCTGTAATGGTTAATATTCCAGAAGTTTTTCGAAATGAAGATATTTCATTCTTGGGTAAACCAGACGTACCATTGCACAGATTTGTTGATATATGCACACTTACACTTGACTCTGTTTATTCAACAGCAATTGATTACATATTCCAAGATGTGAGTGAAGGCTTTAAAGATTCAGACAATACAACGAAAAGCACCTTGGTTAATCAGGATGTTGCAACGTTTGAAACACTTGTATGGCTGGCTAAGTTTTCTGGCACAAGGCCAATCACAAGGTTTGAGTCTTCGCTTGATTCGCTTGGTGACCCTTTTCAGCTTGATTCAAGTCAATTAAACTCGTCTGCCGCTTTGAGATTAACAAGCTACCTTGACTTGAATCCTCCAGTATTGGACCTTACCGCTCAAGAAAACCTTCTTAGATGGCAACTTGATTATGGTTACTATGGCAAAAATGCGGGAACTCTGCCAGCGGTACAAGAAGCTGCAAAACTCATGCTCACTGGAGACAAAGAGCTAGTTACAGAATACGACTTTAGAGCAGAACCATGGGTGATTCATTTGTATAGTCCCTGGGACCAGACATTTGGCTCTATCGGCGAGGAAGTAATTGGTTTATCCTCCGAGCTTGTCTTAGATGCTGTTTCATATGCAAGGCCATTAGGTGTTTTGGTGACTCATGAAATGACTGCATCTAATGGATGAAAACCCAATTTCCAGCAATGAATTAAGGGTTCAATTTGAGAATATGCTTCGCGACATACTTCCATCAAAGTTGGTTTCAAATTTTATTATTGTTGCTGAAGTTGCAAACAGTGAGTCAAGTGAACTCTCTGTGTCTGTGTCGGATGGGATGACACCATGGCTCGCAGATGGGATGCTTAAATATGCATCAGACATGATTGCTTCTGGCGAACTTAATGATGAATAATTGACATACTTCAATTAGCGGTTATGGCATTAGGTATAATCTTATAGGGTCTGCTTACAAAGTAAAGAGTTATTATGACAATTCAAACATTTACAGCTGGGCAAACGCTTACAGCAGCTCAAATGAACACGCTCCAAGCGAGCGACTTTAACTTCACGCGCAACGTACAACCTGGAACCACGTACACATTAATATTTTCAGACAGGGGAAAACTTGTTGAATTTGAAAACACTGGTTCAGTCACATTAACCATACCAACAAACGCTGCGGCCCCTTTTGAAATTGGTGACAGAGTTGACATTTTGCTCACATCTGTTGGTTCATTAAGCATTGTTGGTGACTCTGGCGTGACGCTCAACGCAGAAGGCGACATAACAACACTTTCAAGCCAGTGGACTAGAGCAACGCTAATAAAGCGTGGAACTGACTCGTGGGTTCTTACTGGCGGAAGCGCAGAAGTACAAACAGCAGAAATTGAAGACGGTGCAGTAACTAGCGCAAAAATAGCTAATGGAACAATAGTCAATGAAGATATAAACTCATCTGCCGGAATAGTTGATACAAAACTTGCAACAATTTCAACAGCAGGAAAAGTCCTCAACTCTGCAACAACAGCGACTGATGCAAATACAGCATCTGCGATAGTTGCTCGAGACGCTTCAGGTAATTTTATAGCCAACAAGGCAACGCTTTCGGCTGTAGATATTACGACTGTAATAGAAGTAGCAAATATAGTCTCAGCTTCAGCTACAGGGACAATTAACATTGATTTCAGTACAAATCCGACCGTTTACTACACTGGCAACGCTTCCGCTGATTGGACTATCAACATTCGAGGAACGTCAAGCGCAACGCTTAATAGCACATTGTCCATCGGTCAGATTGCCACGGTAACAATGCTTGCAACGATTGGGACCACACAAAGAAGACCAACAGTATTCCAAGTTGATGGTTCGGCTGTAACACCGAAATGGATGGGTGGAACAGCGCCAACAACCGGAAACGCAAGCTCAATCGACGCGTACACACTGTCTGTAATAAAAACAGCTGATGGAGTATTTACTGTTCTTGCAAGCCAAACAAGATTTGCGTAATGAGCCATGCCGTTTTTAAACCGCATCGGAAGTGGGTCAACTAGTAAGTTTGGCTTCCGTATGGGCTTTGCTCCGGGCGCTCCAACATCTGTAACTGCAAGCCTTCCCTCTACATACGGGAACACGACTGCTTCGGTTAGTTGGACAGCTCCAGTTATGGTTGGAAGCCCTGCGCTAAACGATTATGTTATCCAGTTTTCAAGCGACAGTGGTTCAACATGGACAACATTCTCTGATGCCGTTTCAACTGCCACATCAGTCACCGTAACCGGATTAACCAATGGAACGGCATATGTATTCAGAGTTGCTGGCAAAAACAACATTGGAACCGGAACCTACTCGACTGCATCTAATTCTGTTACGCCTCTATTCGGAAAAATTCCAACGCCAATCATTGGGGATATTGCAGAAACTACAAGCTCAATCCCTTGGTGCTTTGACCTTACGTACTACAACAACTACACCCCCGTGCAGGATGGCGGTACATTTAACTATGTTTACTATAACTTTAACGTCAATGCGCCAAGCGACCAAAACGGTACTTGCCATGGCTGGTTCGGTCTTGGAGAGAATGTTTATAGAGAGACTTATCTAAAAATCACAAAGACTGGTTGGGCGGATTCAGACGCCATATTCATTGCAGAGACAACTAATGTTTCAACTCCAGCTCCGACGACTACCGCTGCACCAGCGACAACTGCTGCACCAGCGACAACTGCTGCACCAGCGACAACTGCTGCACCAGCGACGACCGCCGCACCAGCGACAACTGCTGCACCAGCTACGACGACCGCCGCACCAGTTAACTGCAGTACTGGTTTCACCTGTACTGTTGGAGCGGTTTGTAGCCCGCTTCCACCAGGGGCCAGCGCTAACTGCCGAGTCTATACCTGTACAAAAGCTGGCTGCACTCCATACTCGTATTGCTCAGGCCCATCATGCCCGTAATATACTAATACACCTAACCAGCTAGGAGGAAAAATGTCCGATATACAAGAATTTGATGCGAGTGAATTTGATAATTTTGCATTTGTAGTTGATGGTGAAGTTGCTGTAACACACTCATTCCATCGAGCATCAATGCCAGCACACTGCGCAGCCCTTGCATCACAACCACAAGTAGTTTTGATTCCAGAGGAGCTAGTTGGACAGGTTGACGGTGACTGGTTGTACGTAGACGGCGAATTTAGGAGAGCCATTTAACGTGAGTGCGTGGAAAGAATACAAAGCAAAATTGGGTACGGCTCGCCCTTGGGACGTTTTGAATCCAAACATTGCACAATCATCAGATGAAGAAGCAACCCAACGGTTTGCGATTTGCGAAGAATGTCCTAGGTTGATTAAATCAACAAAACAATGCAAAGAATGTGGTTGTTTCATGAAGCTAAAAGTCAAAGTACAGTCAGCCACATGCCCTCTAGGCAAGTGGTGAAAACACGCCAAGTTAACTTTTTTATAAACCATGCAACCATTAATTTGCAATGGAGTTGCAATTTACAGAGGTGCGATTAAGCATCCACAGTCAATAATCAATGTAGTTGAGTCGGTTTTAGGGAATGAATTAAATACTAAATTTTCGTGGAAAAAAGCTTCTGTGGTGAATTCTGATGGCACTACAGGCGTCAGCGCGGTTAGAACAAACAGTGATTTTGCTCTTCCAACACTAGGAGAAGATATTTTTTGTTCTGCAACAAGATATGTCAATAACTTTCTCCACGAATCGTTCACTAAATGCTTGGTTGATTTTTTATTCAGGTTTAATATTGAAGTTGATATTGACAAATCAAAATATTATTCAATTCTAAAATATGAAATCAGCGAACACTATATACATCATTTAGATAACAGTGAAAAAACACCACGAAAAGTTTCTGCAGTTGGATATCTCAATGATGATTTTGTTGGGGGCGATTTGGATTTTGACAAAATAAAATTCAAATATCCGCCAATAGCTGGTGATATTGTCATTTTCCCATCTATCGCCCCATACTCACACTCATCAATGCCAGTCTTAGAAGGGACAAAGTACTCAGTTGTTAACTGGTGGTCTTAATTAATTTTCGCTTCAATTAATACAAAAAGAGCTAAATATGTCAATATCAGACAATTTAAAAAAATTCAAGATAACAGATGCCCAGATAGACCCATTTGGTTTCTGTAATGCGAAATGCTGGTTTTGCCCTGTTAGGTATCAGAAAAATCCATCACATACAGCAAAACATATGCCAGTGGACCTGATGGATAAAATTTTATCCGAGTTGCATAAAGAAAAAAATAAACCAAATGGAGTTGTTGACAATAACTTTTGGCATTTCTACACTGCCCACTACAATGAAATACTACTTTACAAATACCTAGAAGAGATGCTTCTTTTGGCTAGGTGTTATGGCTTCAAGACTATGGTGCTGTCAAACGGGGTAAATCTAACTGAAGAAAAAGTTGAAATCTTACAAAAGTACAAAGACGTAGTAACTGGTATTAATTTGAATATCCCAGCTTTTGAAGATGGCCTATGGCAAGAAAGGTCTGGCATTACAAGGTATTCGTTTTCCTATCTTGCTGAAAATGTCTTGCGAACTATGAAATCATTCCCAGAACTAATGGAAAGCGGAAATCTTTCGATTGGTGTGAATATCCCAACATCTACACACCAAGAGCAAAACGGTGGATGGATGGAGATGATGGAGAATGCTCCGAATATTGATTTAAACCCCATAACAGGCGAATCGCAACAACAAATCAAATTAGCGCAATCGCTTTTTCCTGGGTTAAACATATTTTCAGTTGAGTCTCTTGTTGATAGAGCATCAATACTTGCTGAACATAAAGTAATTAACAACTCTAAAGCAATAGCAAGGCTCAAGGGTAATAAGAATAAAGTTGTTGGTTGTTCAAATGGAAAAACTGGGCGTATATATGGTTGGCTGCATGTGAATGCGCTCGGCGATGCTTTTCTTTGTTGTAACGATTTTGAATTTGATTATACATTTGGCTCACTTAATGAAAATAGCCTGAACGATATTTGGCATAGCGATTTTCACATCTCCATGATAGAACGGGCACTAGAGTCAATATGTACATCATGTGCAAGTGCCGTGTGGGAATAAAATGAAATCAATATTTATACAAATACCAGCATACAGGGACCATGAGCTGAACAATACTGTTAGAAACATGGTTGAAAATGCGAGTGGATTTATAAAACTATCTTTCGGCATACATAATTGTGTTTTATTCAGCGGGGAAACAAATGTAGACATAAATTATCCATTTTGGGTAACAGTAAACTATGCGGAAAGCATTGCGCCCAAAAATATAGGTCTACAAAAATCCAGATATATAGCTAATGAATTTTATAATGGCGAAGACTATTATCTACAAATTGATTCACATATGCGATTTGTGAAAAACTGGGATGCGATATTAATAACAGATTTAGAAAAAATCACAGCTTTTGGCATAAATAAACCAATCATCACAATGTATCCAGCAGAGTATTCATACGACGAGAATGGGAATGTAATTTTCAAAAACGGCTTAGAACATATAACCGAAATATCTTTTTTTGAGGATATAGAAAAATTTGAAAATACATTAATCCCTAGTCAGACTGCAGTAACTGCTCGAGAAAACTGCGTTTTTACACCATCAGTTTCTGGTGGTTTTATATTCACTTATGGTAATTTTAGTAGAATTAAACCAAATAAAAAAATTGCTTTTTGGGGGGAGGAGCCTTTAATTGCGGCAAGAGCTTTTACTCATGGGTTTACTCCAGTTGTCCCACTGACGCCTGTGGTTGGTCATTTGTATATAGGTGGGAAATCTTTTGAAAAGACTAGACGACACCATGTGTGGACTGATTTTTCAAAAGAATGGGAGATTTTAGACGCTGAATCTAAAGCTGAATACAAGGCAATACTTATTAACCGTGTTATCGGTGAAGGCGCTCTAGGAGCTGAACGCACTTTGGATGAGTACGAAGAATTCTCTGGTTTAAACTTCAGAGACAGAACGGCGAAGGTGTTGAATGCACCAAAAAACTACGTAGAATCTGTTTAGTATCTGCAAATTGCGTTGAAAGATTGTGCTTTAAAAGCCTATAGCCAGTGCTAGCATCTTGGCATGGAGCTAATAGGGACATGGTTTGTAACCGCTAAATCACCATTGGGAAAAGAAACTTACAATATACGATTAAATAGCGATGGTTCTGGGTCCATATCCCACGACAGAGGTTTCATTGAATTCTCTGATGCTTTAATAACTAGTTCTGACACATCAATCAATGTGAAGATTTGTGGCCGCACCGATATTCCGATGAGTGTTGATTTCTTCTGCCAGTTTGAGTCTATGGGAAAGTCCATGACTGGGTTTGCAGAAATTGGTAAGTATGCAAAGATTGAACTCAACGGGGTTAAGATATGAGCGTTAAATCTGTTTTTGATATGCCAATTAAATCAGTTGATGGCACCTTTGATGTAATGGATTCTGTGCGCGGAAAAGTTTGTCTTTTTACCAATATTGTTACAAAGACTGGATATTCTCCAAAATGTAGTCCGGTTTGGTCGTATGCGCGAGCTGCAAAACAGTTGTGGGAACTACAGCAACTTCATGAGATGTTTGCCGACAAGGGGTTTAGTGTTGTTGCTTTTCCATGCAATCAATTCGGCGAGATGGAACCAGCTGAAAGTGCTGATATTGCACAGTTTATTTCTGAGGTGTATCCCTTTGTGACTTTCCCAATTACTGAAAAAGTTGAAGTCAATGGCCCAAACGAGCACCAGATTTGGAGTTTTCTTAAGGGTGACCTCATTCGGGCTTTTGACGATAATAAAGCAGATGGTTCAGACAGAGCTGCTGCTGGACAGAATCTTGCCGGCCAAGCAATCATGCGCATACCGCATAACTATGAAAAGTTCATGGTGAGTAGAGAGGGGCAACAGGTTGGAAGATTCAATTGGGCTGACCTTCCGTTGGCTGATAAGCCACTTGCTGCTGGTTCGTCGTGGACCGTTGTTGAGGCAGTAAAATTTCTTGTAGGTTAACTATGAAAATGCCATCAACCCCACAGATTGGCGCGAACGAGCTTCTGGAAATCAGTCAATTAATTGTTGACGACCTTGGAAGCGGAATAGTCGTTTTTAGAAATGCCTTCAATGTCGAAGAGTCAATTTTGAGGCATATTGATGAATGCGCTGCCGAGGCGCATAAGAGTCGGTGGTCTTATGTTACCGACGAAGAAGGGGTTGAGTACGGGATAAACGAGGACGGCTTCAGGTATCGCCTAGAAGACGTCCCAAACGCCCCTGTAAGGCTTCTGGAGCCCGTTACAGAGGCGACAAGCCCAGATGTGGTCAAATACTTCACAGGCCTCGAGGACGCCATCTACAAGTGTCTAATTCGCTATACAGACATGTTCCCGTTAATCGTTGGGAGCCTATGGTGGAAAACCAGAGGCCACATCCTCAGATACGAGGGTGGCGGGATACTCGGATGGCACCAAGACAACGACACTAACTACAAGGTAACCCAAGGCATCAGATACATGCCACGTGGGCAGGTGGCTCTCAGGCAGACAGCTGGGGCTTTGGCATATTTTAATGATTGTGTTGACAGTCAAGATGAGCTTGATGGAACCAACTTCGCTGGTGGTCACCTTAAATTTGCGTATCTAGGTATTGACTACAGGCCCAGAAAAGGAGACATCATCATGTTTCCAACAAACTACATTTGCGCACATGGAGTGACAAAGATGGAGGGTGGGACTAGGTACGCATATCTTTCGTTCTTTGGCCAAGGTGGAACCGATAATGCGGCAAACATAAGGATTAAAGAGAAAGACGCAAGCATACAGTGGTGTGAGCCTGTTTGGTTTGACAACATCTACGACGACTACGAGCTTTATTGCAAATCAGAATACTCAATTTGGTCAAAACCAACACCAGGTTTGGAACTTGGTTCAAATCCTGTTTTTCAAAATAGATGCGTGACACAGTACGGTGAGACACACACTGCTCAAGAGGTGAATCAAGTTGAAACGATATGAGGTTGATACGCCTGATATTTCGGGTGAAACATTAGAAGAAATACGCAATCTTAAATTCACTGACCTTGGTGGTGGAGTCGTTGTTTTCCATGACGTTATGGAGGTTGACCTTCCACTGATGTCAAAATGGATAGATAGGAACGCGCTAGCTGCGCACCAGCAAAGATGGAAATACGATATTGACATCAATGGCGTCGTATATGCGAAAAATGAAGACGGCAATAAGTTCTCAATCGAGCAAGTTGAAACAGTTCCAGTAAGAGTGCTTGAGCCAGTACAAGATGGAACAGAGGAAGAGATAGTTGAAATAATTAGGGGATGGGAAGACTCTATCTATAAAACCTTGATTAGGTACATAGATATGTTCCCTCTAGTGGTTGGGACAATATGGTGGAGAAATCGTGGGCATGTTCTCCGGTATGACACTGGAAAGCATCTCGGTCTACACAATGACAACGACACCAACTATCGAGCTACTGGTGGAGAAAGATATGTCCCCTACGGTCAGGTCGGAGCGAGGCAAACTGTTGCTGTACTTCTCTACATAAATGATTGTGTTGATTCGGTTGACGAGCTTGATGGCACCAACTATAGCGGTGGTGAGTTGTACTTCCCATATCTGAACATAAGTCATAAAGCAAAAAAGGGCGACATCATAATCTTTCCTACAAACTATGTTGCATCACATGGCGTCACCGAAGTAACTGGTGGAACAAGATATGCGTATTTGGAGTTCTTCTCACAAGGCAGCCCTGACATAAATATCAGACTTGAAGTAGCTGAGCCAGATGAAGTATCAAGCTGGTGTGTTCCACATTGGATAGATACAGTATTTGATGACTATCAGAACTATTCTAACTACATAAAAAGCAACTATTCACACCTAGATGAAAACCTGAACAAAACCGATTATTTGGTCAGAAACCTTGAAGGCGAAAAAGGATATATAAATCCTCTTAATAGAAAAATTGATTAACCGTGATAAAAGTTGGAATAGTTTCTATGGGAAGCATGGGCTTAACCATAGCTACAAGCATTGCCAATTCTGGAAATCAAGTGCACTGGACTTCAGAGGGTCGCTCGGAACAGACAATTAAAAAAGCTAGAAGCATGAGTCAAGCTATTGAGCACAGTACTATTTCCGAACTCTTTGATGCTAGCGATGTGATTTTTTGCATAGGAAAACTCGGCGCACCAAATGACACTATCGCCGCAGCTGCAAAATACGGTTTCAAAGGTATTTATGTTGATGGAAACAATCTTCACGGTGAAGCATCAGAGAAGGAAATAAAAAAACAAGCAGACGATGCGAACATAAACTATGTTGAAGCTCTTTTTAGAGGTTATGCTCTAGGTTACGACCAAGGTGGCGGAGAAGATAAACGTGACGTTTATATTTCCGGGGAAATAAGGTTTGTAAAAATAGTTGAATCTCTGTTTGTTGACGGCGTATGGAAAGTGCACATCGTAGAAGAATCAGCAAAAGCTTTAAACAGAAATAGATTCAAAAGACTGTTTTAAACAGAATTAGAATAATTTGGTTATTTTTATATGCTCTATGGGTGAGCCATTTTGAAGAAGTTCTGCTTCCATTAATCTGTACACCTTCTTATAGTTGTAAAAAGGGATACCTTGATGGATGTGGTGGATGAGGTGATAATCCTGCGCACATGTGACAATGTGACTTCCCGGCCAAGTTAGTATTCGAGTATCAAAATATTTACCAGTAGCCCTTTTCCCATTTTTATCATAAACATTATGAGGTAGCCAATCGTGAAGAATCATATTGATAATTGGGTACAGGATTATCGGAACATACCACAGCACTACAAAGTGAAATGAGTATTCATTAAAAAGCAGCACAATGGCGGTGATTAAGGTCGCTCTATTGAACTTCGCAATTTTTGGGTGAGCTCGGAGCATGAACTTTGCTCCTATTTCGCTTTCCCGCGTTAATAGTTTTTTAAACAGGTAGTAGGTAACTTTTTTTACTGGAATAATTGATATGTACTTTATTAACGTTGTTCTTGCGTATCTTTTTAGGTTTAAAGCAAATGACTTAAAATGAGCGTCAACAACTGTGTCTCTTGGCCCGTTTGTATTTGCATGATGAACGATGTGCGCTTTTGAGTATCCAGAAAAACTTAAATCAATGAAAACAGCGGCCATGTTTCCAAAAAATCTATCAATCCATAGCATTCTCTTATTACGCCCACTAATATTTCCATGCGTTGCTTCGTGGTGGATTGTGTAAAAATAATAGCAAACTAAAGTATTTACAAAAACCCCAAACCATACTGGCAGTAATTTATTGAATGAAAGAATAATCATCAAAAAGTGAATTAAAAACAAAACGCATGCAAGAGCTACCGTTGGCAAAGCAATCTTTCCACTGTATTTTGAAACGGAGGACACGCTCACTGCTCTCCAACTAAGACGTGATTTTGATGACAATTTGAAACACCAATATCTGACTTGAGCTTTCCGACCCAGTCGTAGGAGCCATCCTTTTTTTCCTGTCCGTTTCCATGGTAAAACCATGAAAGAAATGCCCATCGCTCACCATTCTTTACCTCGTCAACTTCGTGGCAACCGATGAAATTGGATGGGTAGATTAGCGCTGAACCAAATTCTGGCCTTGCAGTTATCCCCCACATCCTGAAACGGACGTCACCTCCTTCATAGTCTCGATTTAGGAATATTGAGGTAGTGAGCGTATTAAACGCAGGACTTTCCGTTAATGGCTCTATCGTTCCCGGCTTATAGGGGATGTTGCAATCAGAATGAGGACCCATGTCATTTCCGTGTAAATATCTAATTAGATACCCATCTGTCTGCCCGGTTATGCACTCTACAGCGACTGGGAAAACTTTGCAATATTCAACTACGCCTTTATATATTGCGTTTCGTAGTTTGTGGACAATTTCAAATCCAGCAATGTCGGTGTATCTCAAAGGGGCTTTACTTTTACCAAATTCATCAAATTCATAACCCCCGTCGCTTATGATTTTTCCATCAACTACCGAATAACCTTGTGGAGTTGTTGTTGAGAATATTCTCTTAATTTCCTCAATCTCCATATTGTCTATGTCTATTAGTTCACTAATCATGACAATACCGCTACCAAGGTGTGTTAATTTCATGCGTGTTCACCCATTACTAGTCGATATGTATTTGATGATTTATCTTCGCCAACCGAGTCTAGGTATTCAAGAAATCTTTCTCTAAGATACGGAATGTAGACATTGGATGAGATGACTGCTTTTTCAGGATGGGTAATCGGGTCTTCTACTTCTTCGTTTACAGCAGGATTGGGAGTGCCGTGTGCGTACCAACCAAGGTAGGTAAACCGATTCCCTGACTTAACTGGAGTCACCTCATGCGCTGCTATGTAGTTTGAAGGAAACATCAAAATATCTCCCCTTCTTGGTATGTAGTCAATATTTAGGTAGGTAAATCTATGGTGTCCGCCAGTGAAATCACCTGGCTCAACAACTTCTTTACCATCTACGCAATTACCAAAATAAACCAGACAAGATAATGTATTTCGAGAAGCAAGCTGATGTTGCGGGTGTGGCAATCCATAAACATAGTCAACACTGGTGTCACTGTGCTCACCAATGTAACCACCGCAATCAGAGGAATAATTAACCAAATGGCCCTTTACTTTCCACCATATATTTTTAAACACAATAGGAAACATGTGCATATATTTGAAAAGATACCTATCTTTGCACTCCTCGATAAAGCGAAATAGTTCAAATACTTCCACTCTGGTGTCCTGGTGTACACGAGAACCTCTTTTGGGCATCTTGTCTATTCCGTTTTTCGAGAAAAAATAACCGCTTCTATTTATGTACTCCTCTAACCCGCTGTCTGGGTTTATTGCTGGCTGGTACATATCGTCCATTTCTCTGTCAACGATTTCCTTGGCTATGCTATTGGCGTATCCCCAATCCAGACTTATCGCGTTACGGAATACCACCACACCACCACCAAGGTGTTCGGCTTTAGAGTCGTTGAAAATCATTTATGGTCGTCTTTTCTTGATTTGAATGGAGTTGCTCCAAGAGGTATCTTACCTTCATCGCCATACTTGCTCATCAGATACTTTTCATAGTCTTCAACTATTGTCGGTAGCCACCACTGGCCGCCAATAGGTCTATCAATTGAGCTGAATGGTTCTTGTGGGGAAACACCCTTATCTTGCTGTGACGAACCCTGCGCAAACCATGACAGGTAGGAGTACCTAGAACCAGACGTTACTTCCATGATTTCATGGGCACCTAGGTAGTTGGCTGGCATGAAAAGAATTGTTCCACTTTTGGGTTTTATAGTTATATCAAAATATGGTAAAACCATTTCTCCACCAGTAAAAGAATGCTCTCCACAGTCTGAATCTTCACAATTGTCGTTTATATACACAAGAGCACTTATCACGTTCCTAGTAGCATGTTCAAATGGTGGAAGATGACCATACCTGTAATTGACGTCATTATCGCAATGAAATCCAAGCTTGGAGCCAGTTGGGTATTTGAGTGCATGCCCTTCGCTTTTCCACCATAGACATTGAAGTACGGCGGGAAACATTTCTATGTATTCAAGCAGACACTCATAGATTGCCTGTTCGCACTCATTAAAGAATTGATGATGGAGTTCTTGGACACGAATTGGAGTTTTTGCTATTGCATCAATTTCATAAATAAATCCACTTTTATTTACAGCGTGGATTGGTTCCCCATCATGGTCGTAAACATACTCGTATTGCTCTTTTAGAGCTGCATCAGAAAGCTTGTCAATTAACCCTACTATCTCAACTACAGGAACATTTATTGCACCTTCAAAAACAACAACTCCACCGCCAAGTTTTTTGACATTGCCGACCATGTCTACATCTTAGTTGTATGCAGACCAATCAGGCACTTGTTTTAAGTTTGGCTCAACTGGGTGGAAGTTCGCGCTTATGACAAGTCTTGGTTCGTCTGAATTATGCCTGTCACTATAGTGCTGAATGAACGAGTTGAATATTAAAAACATCCCACTTTCTGGAGTTATAGGTATAAGCCGTTCTATCGTGTTGCATATGTTTACATTAAATATAAGCTTTGCGCTCCCCTCTGGAGCATTAACATAGTACGAAACCGAGTAATATTCTTCCGGGTGCATGTGTGTGTTTGATTTGTGCGTATGCACAGTTATTGACTGCCCCCTATTCAAAGTTAGTGACCATATCTCTGCAAGCATCATTGGCTTTCCAGCCGCAGCGCTTACCTTTTCAGTCATTAGTTTTTTAAGCTTTTCGCATTCGGGAGCATTTAACGGAAGTCGTTCATCCTCGAAATAAGTGACTGTAGTTTTAGACAAAAACCCTTCCCTGTAGGAATCTTCAATCTGTCTTTTACCAGAATCTAATTCCTCTAGTATTTTTAGATTGTCAACATCAATCCTTGTCATATATATGTTGAAATCAGATAATGGGATTTGTATCATTCCCTCACTCATATACAAAGTTTTTCATATCCACGGGCGGGTTAGACTTAAGCCACACATTTACTACCATGACATTTCTAACCCCAGAAACACATGGGCTAGTCTGATGAATCACTCTTCCAGCATCAAATATTATTAACCTATTTTCTTTAAATGCAATTCGTTCACGCATCTCTATAGGGTCTAGCAATTTTTCCAAATTTTCCCATTCAAGGGCGTCTTTAGTTCCGAATTGAAGCCTGCTTTCAAACAGCTCTAGAAAACCACCTGCAACTTTTTCTGATGATGGTCCGTAATACACGCATCCAATTTCGGGTCCGTTGTATATCTTGCTTTCTTGGTACAGAAAAGTATCTTCGTCAACATGAGGCCCAAGAAATTGTCCTGGCCCAAACGTTCTGGTCCAGTATTCAAAACCAAGGATGTCTTCTTTTTTGACTGGGAGATTGCTTTCCCATATGTTTCTAATGACTCGTTTTCTGAGTGTGTCTGTCGGCGAGGTCCACCATCCATCCCAAAACATATATGGTGCATAGCAACTTGCCTGTTCGTTGTGATACGAATTTACTTCGCTTGCTATTCTGTTCTCGGTTTGCATTATTCCAGGGAAAAATGTTTTATCTTCTGAAACATTAGAAAGCATCTCAGGTGAAAGAAAATCGTCTTTAACTATCACTTTATCCCCCTAGCTTTTCTGTATGCAACTAACGCCTCTTGCTTGCACCTGAACACATCTCGAACTACATCGTGGTTCTGAATGGGTGTACATTTCTGTCCAGGCTTTGGAATGTAAGCCTCGTCTACTTCATTCCTAGAGAATGCATTATAAAGGATATCAGCGAGCTCCCTATCTGTGACTGGGGCAACGTTTGTTTCAATTTCTTCTTTCATTAACGAAACGATTCTTTGTCAATTAATGGCTTTGCATATGAGTAGAATTTTCTTAGATTGGCTGTCTGTATTTGTGGATACAGATGGTGAATTATATGTTTATCCACTCCCCACATGAGTACGCCACTCAGTGGGAATGAATAGCTTTTTGTAGTTTTGTACTTGTTTACAGACTCTTCTTCTCTATCAAACAAGGTTTCATGTGGCAACCAGTTTGCCATAAAGTTATAAATAAAAATGCTTAAAAAAGAACACGAATATAGCATTGGCACAATTGAGTCAAACCCGAATAACAATATGCTAATTATGTTAAAAATAAATGTAACACGATATAAGTTAACTTGAGCTTTATCTTTATTCCCTAAATAGAGGAATGCTCCTGGTTTGCCTTTTATAAGTTTAAAAATTTTTGTTTTAACAAATTTTGGTAATGCAAGTATGATTTTTAGACAAGCGATAAAAAATGGAACAAGAAAAATATGAGAGTATTTTCCTTGCTGGCTGAATATCAAATCTGGGTCGCGTTTGGAGTTGGCGTATAGGTGATGTTGATTGTGTCGGTTTTTAAATGATTCAAAATGTGTATTCTGGGTAATCCCCAGCATGACTCCAATAAACTTGTTTAGCTTCTTGTTCTTGGGCAGCAAGGCCCCATGCAGTGCGTCGTGCATCATTGCGAACATGAAGTAAGAACAGACCGCGCCAACAGTTATGGCACTCAGGTATCCATATGTTTTGTAATAATATCCAGCGATATTCAGCAAATAGATTGAAACAGAAACAACAAGTACAAGGATTGATGCAGGTGAAGTTTTTTCTGATATTTCACTAGCTTTAATGCTAAGTTCGCGCTCGGTAATCATAGTGATTCGTGCTTTATAAAGCCTCTTAGATACGACAATGGGATATCAAATAAAAGAATCCATCTTTCAGTATTGCCTTCATGGTTTACGCCATGATAGAAGTTCCCGCCATCTTTAAAAGCTATTGCCTTGCCCGGAACCCAAACTCGTGATTCATATCCAACGTCTTCGTTTCCAACTGAAATGCGACAGTTTGGGTCGCATTTTAACCCGACGTGGATGCGCATATATGAAGCGTCTCCTTGATGCATGTTTATTTTCGTGCCAGGAGCAAGAACGCTAAGGGATGTGTTTACCATTTCTCCACGGTCTGAATACTCCCTAATAATTGACACTGTTTTCGGAAGTGTTTTCTGAAGAGTGGTTAGAGCATCGTGATATGGCATTTTTGATTTCATCTCAACAAGCCTTCTTGAAACATCTGCTCCAGGCCCAGTAAATCCACCAACATCCACTTCTACACCAGTGCCCATTATCTTCCATGATGAACCTGTATAGAGTTTTGTGTTATTTGCCGTAGTGTCAGATTTAAAACCTTCACCTATATTTACGCGTGGTACGTTCCAGAGCCATTTGGAATCTGTTGATGCAATTTGCTCCTCAAGCTCAGCAAGTATGGTTTTCCAGTTTTCTGTCACTGCTGCTATGCACGGTATGTGGCTTATGAAGTCTTCCCAGAATTTTGGCTCAGTATCAATATTCATTGATTAATACCCTCTATGAAAGCGCAGATGTTATTAGTTCAAACACCACGATTGCACCAACAATGATTGGCAAGGCAATAACCATGGTTATGAGGTCTTTTTTTTCAAAGTCTTTAAAGGAAAAGCAATCTTCACTAAACATGCCAAAATGATAGCATGGCCAAATAAGGCTTATAATTTTTCCCACTACGTCATGCTAGCATTCATTCATGTCAAGAAAATCGCATAAAGTCTTTACAAAATTGTTTGAGCAAGCTGGGATACCAATCAATGGACCAGAACCATATTCGATTCATGTTCATAACGACAAACTTTGGGACAGGTTGCTTGACCAAAGGCTTCTCGGATTAGCCGAAGGATATGTAGATGGATGGTGGTCATGCGAGCGAGTTGATGAAATGCTCACCCGATTCACAAATATAGACCTTGCAAAACAAATCCCCATGAGCCCAAGTATTGCGATTGCGGCTGCATGGTCACGTATTGCCAATAGGCAGAATAGAAGCCGGTCCCCAAAAAACGCAGAATTTCATTACGGCATAGGCAATGACCTATTTGAATTAATGCTTGATGACTACATGATGTATTCGTGTGGATACTGGCAAAAAGCCAAAAATCTTGATGATGCACAAATTGCCAAGATGGATTTGATTTGCAAAAAACTAAAACTCAAACCAGGCATGAGGGTCCTTGATATTGGTTGTGGGTGGGGTGGATTTCTTGAATACGCAGCAAAAACCTATGGCGTTACTGGCGTCGGAATCACTCCGGTTGACAAACAAATATCAACAGCAATCAAGCGCTGTGAACCGCTAGGAATAGAAATTCATAAACTCACATATCAAGAACTAAATGGACAATTTGGAAAATTTGACCGGATTGTTTCGATTGGAATGATGGAGCATGTTGGACCAAAGAATTTGAAACTGTTTTTTGATAAATGTGACGAACAGTTAACAGACAAAGGAATAATGCTTCATCACCTTATTGGTTCTACGAGAGCACGTCATGATGCTGACCCTTTCTACGATAGATACATATTCCCAGGCGGAATTTTGCCATCAGTATCGCAGTTCACAGCGGCAGCAGAACCAAATTGGGTGATAGAAGATGTCCACAACTTTGGCATGGACTATGCAAAGACTTTGGCCGAATGGTATAAAAACGTCACATCAAGCTGGGATGAGATTCCAAGCTACGACGAAAAGTTTAGAAAAATGTGGGAATTTTATCTATTGGCCTGCATTGGTGGTTTTATGTCTCGAAAGTTTAATCTTTGGCAATATGTAATGCGAAGAAAAGGTATGGACTTTGAAAGATACACCTGTAGGTGAATCGCTGTTGAATAATATTTATCTTGATTTTGTAAATATGGTAAAGCCGTAAGAATCAGAGTTATGGTAAGTGGTTCCGCTACTTTGTTTTAAGATTTCGTGCATCCCGTAGTATGGGTGCAACATTGTGTCGTCTCTGTAAACTTTTCCAGCATTGTTTGTTGAAATTGCAACCAACACGCCGCCAGGCGATAGAGCTGAAACACATTTTTTTAGCAGGTCTGCATCGTATAACACATCCCACGAGGCAACCTGGATAAAGTCATATCCAGAAGCTTCTCCTATTGAAACTTCTTTTTCATCAACAACGCTGTAGTCTATGTCTCTGAATCTTCCGCTAGATGTTTCGGTTGACATATCACGCATGAATGTCTCATAATTAAACAGGGATTGATTGTTTGCAAAATGTATTTCTGATTCAGGGAACATCTGCTTGTATGCAAAAACACAAGACAATCCGTCAGAAGTAAAAAATAGACTCTTTTGTGGATTTTTAGCATACAAATAACTAGCCACTGCATCATCAAATCTCATGAGCAGTTCTTTAAACCCAGATTGCGGCGAAGAGAGAAGGTCAACATACCATACGCCCTCGTTCCCACCTCTGGCTCCGATACTCAGACTTAATGTCCCAATATCGTTTCTCCACTGTTTTACGCGTGCGGCCATTTCAGATATGCTTTCAATTTCAGCATCAGCTGCATCGTGTCCGAAACATGCCTTAAAAGGGTGTTCACCAAGCACTCGAGATGCCATTGCCGTGCGAAGCTGCCTATTATCCATTTTCAACAGCCTTCGCTAAAGAGTAATTCCAATATGCGTCTCTAGCCATATCTGTTAAATGAACATTGTTTTTAGCAATGAAAACAGAAAGTTTATTTGCTGAATATTCTGCATCAAGCACTGAGCCACGTATGTCTGATGAGTATTTCCACATCTGGCGTATTTTTACCGCGGCATGGTCAATGCGCATTGATTCAATTTCAGTTGGATTATCGCCTATTAGATAGGAGATTACAGCAAGCTTGTATTCGTTGTATTCCTTGTCGGCATCGGCGTTATAGAGATTTTCTCCACCCGCATTTCTATTCCTCATCAGCGAACAACCCCTCCACTAATTCGTTTTTTGTAAAATCGCCAACTTCTGTCTCTTCCCATTTAAGCTGTGGGTCGTTTGATTGAAGTAAGTCACAAAAAAAAGCTGCTCCGTCTGGAAGCTCGTAGGAAAAAAGCTCTGAATTCCACCTTGGAACATTGGAATCCCTATTCGGATTACGCATAGGTTCCTGTATGTTTGGGTAATCAGGGTCAATATCTGGACAGATTTCGTATCTACCTGACATCATCGCTGTTTCAACGACTGAAATTTTTCTTGGGATTTTAGGCACTATCTTCATGACGGTATTACGCCTGTAGTCTTGCTAGGGCCACCAATTGCATCTTCAAACATTCGTAAGCATCATATTGCGCGGTTAAGGCGCTGTTTTCTGACAAGGTCATATCAATCGGGTTGACAATATCTGGGTTTAGGTCGCTGTCTTCTACGCCAAGAATAAAGGCAAGTGTGTATATTGAGTACTCAAGTATCTGAATTGCTTCAGCTTTCGCTTTTGCCAATTGCTCTGTTGAAAGCGCCATACTTTGAACTTACTCTGCGATTCTTGATTTAATATTGTCAATCTTTGAAATAAAATCAGCAATCAACTTATGGCCGTGGTTTATTCTGCCGTCTTCTGTACTTGGGGTGAAATTCTTCTCATCAAACGTATCTGGGTTGATTCCTTCTTGGAGTAGTCGCTCCATCAGCTGTCTCTCAAGGTCCTTGAGGGTACGCTGGTAAATAAGCTTTTTCTCTTGAGTTGTGAAGGATGATTCAAATTTCATGGCTACTCCGTAGTCCGGGATTTTGCAATTACCGCTATTTTACACTACGGATTGGCTAATTTTGGCAGACCAGAGAATGTCGGCCCTATTTTATTGCCGTCGGCGTCAAGACCTGTTTTAATTCCTTTTGTCCACGTCCATGGTTTTTCAATATTGTTCCTTGCCTTTAAATCTCCATACTTCATTCGCGATGCAACCAGCTGCTCGTCGTCCCACAGGCTTGATTCAATGATTTCAACATTTTCAAGTACTGAATTGTCGTAAATGTTAAAGAAACAAAATGGTGTTCCAGCTTTAAAAATTACTGGTTCTCCGATTTTGGTGATTTTCCAATTCATCTGCGATTCGTCTGGCCACCAATAGCTAGGAATTGTCGCCGTCAATGGGGCGGCTCCTTCAACGAAATAATTTGGCGAACCAGTAATCCATGTGTTGTAACCTTCTTCCGTGTTAACAACCCACCCCATATGTATAGAAATCATGCCAATAATCGATGACGTGGCCTGCGTTCTGCCTAACGATGTTTTCTCTCCAGAAAGAATAATTGGTGCAGTATTTCCGCCATCCCATTGAACCACCAAATCATCTTCCATGACGATTTCCCAGCCATATACGTTCGCAACAGTCATAGGGAGACACTGATAGGCGTGCTTATTGTATGTCTCATCCATCCAGTCACGTTTAATCCTTGACTGCTGTATCAATGGTGGATTCTGATGTGTTTTTTTAAGAAACAACTTAGTCATTTTTTGAAAATAAACCTGTCAACTTGATTTGCTGTAGGGCTTACTATTCCAGGTCCATATTCAGCATCAGTCCCATCAATGTTTTTTCCATAACCCTTCCACAGCTTGTGGTACCTATCGTTATAGTCAAACATCGTTACAGCTGCATATTTTGTGCCTCTTTTAACTGGTTTTGATGCGTGAGAATAAATGTATGTAGATGGAAATAAGACAATATCTCCATACTTTGGCTGAAAAGTAAGGTCCAAAAACGGAAACCACAACTCTCCACCTTCATAGTCATCGTTTAAATACATCACTGATGAAACCGTACAGATATACGAGAACCCATGGTCGGCATGGACATTGAAGTGTTGGCCTTCGTTATACCTGACATAGTTAATTGCTTCCATAAAATCCATGCGAATGTTGTATCTGGACTCATAGTCCTGCAAGCACGCTGTAAGCCCAATTACGGTGTCGTTGTAGATGTTTACCAGCTCGCTGTATTGCTCTGGACAATGCTCAAGATGTGCTGGGCTCATTTTGCAGTCCACGCAATCTCGGTAATCTTTCATCACCTGCCCATCACCAACAAGAGCTTCCATCCATGCATATGGTGGGGTGTTGCTTGAGCCTATTGTTTGTTCTAAACGTTTTGGTATTTCAAGGTCTTCACTGAGTACATTTCTGTATACCAAAAAACCAGCTTTTGGGTCTCCGACGAACTCAACCTGGATATTTCTCATTGGCTCATCATATACGGGAAAACCACAAAGCCAACGATATCCGCTTTCCTTCGTATACGTTATCCACATAATGGCTATGCTCTAAATCGCTAGGAAATAATATGCAATCACCAGCATTCGGCTTATATCGATAATCAATCTTAGGAAATACCAAGTCGCCACCAGTGAAGTTACTGTTCAAATATGCAACTGCGGATACGAAGAAATTGGTGCAACCAATCTTTTCCGTTCCATCAAGATTTTGATTATCTGCATGTTCTTCTGGGGTGTTGCCAGGTGTAACAGAGATAAGTGTCGCAAGGTCAATGCGCAGTTCTAATCCAGCAAAATCTTCGGCAGCTCGTAGCACTTTGTCGCATATTTGTTCAAAGACACCATACGCAAATACATCGTTTTCTATCAATATGCGTTTATCGTAATATCTGGTGTGCGGGTCGCCTTCAGCGAGATTTGTTGGTGTACCGATTGCCTTTATCGCCTCAATGATTACATTGCATTCTCTTGGTTCTACCAGTTGTTCTTCAATTTTTATCATCGTCTATTCAACTGTGTAGAAGGATGGTGTTGTATACCTGTACCCACTTGTAATCATCGTTACTCCGTGAAGGTAGTTAATATCTCCTGGGTGTGCAACTGCAAGCCCTGGTCTAGGTTTTACTGTTATGCCATGTTGCGGATAAAAAAGTTCTCCGCCTTCAAAATCGTCGTTATAGTAGAACAACGAATTTAGGTCGTAATCAACGAAAGCATTTGGTTCACCATTGTTTAGCTGTTTATCGGCGTGTGGCCTTTGTTCAATGCCTGGACGCCACTTCATAATTACTGGAGGGCGTGGAGATAAACGAAGGTCATATAACTCCTCGAGCGTTGATTGCATTTTTTGTATATATTTCTCAATTATGTCAAAAACTGGCATTGATAGTCTTTGGAGAATATCGCTACTGCACTGTCTATCGTTCCAATAATCAGCGTTGTAAAGACACGTCCCATCTTCAGCGAAAACGCTTTCTTTTGAGTTATTCCACTCATTTATTGTTGGGCAAAAGTCTTGGATTGTTTTTAAATCATCTTTGTCAATGAAATTTTCAAAGATATGGATATTCTCTGGCCCATCACCAAAGTGACCTGGCTTTATCTTCCATGGTGAAGCTGCGTCTATTTCCATAAAGCAACAATATCAAATTATTTTCTAGACACGAGTTCATATAGGTAACAGTCAGCCTCTGACCTTCTTTTGATTTCCCTTATATGACTTATATCTGGCTTGAAATTACATTTGTTTGAAAAGTTTGTAACATGGTTAATTGAATCATCTAGTTCAAATCCATATGATTCTAAAACCTTTTTCTTTAACCAATCAACGGCTTTATCTCTTTTAGCGAAATCAAATATGTTCATTTCATAAATACGGTCTTTCATCGCATCTTCGCTTGGAATTTCATGTTCTAGAAAAATTATATTTTTTTCGTTTTGAACATCATCGTCCCTTAATGCAACAAATGACTTATCAGCAAAAGCGATTCTGCAAAATAACATTTTTGTCTGTATATTCCCCGCGCTTGAAAAAAGCTCGTTAACCCCAAATGGAGTTATGTTTCCATACAGGAATTCATCCATATAGTCGTTTGACATATTTTTTCCAGTACTACTTGAAACATATGCGGCAATACTTATGTAGTGTTCCACTGGGTCTCGAACTAGGGAAAATATATCAAAACCATCTGGGTTTTCAACTATTGGATTAATAGCAAAATGTCCAGACACAAAAGGATACCGAATCATCCCGATATGGTCATACATCAATGTTGATACATCTTGTGAAAAAACATTACTTGGAAGACCGTTGTCAATAAATGTTTTCCATAAAGATTTACATATTCCGAAACCAGATGTCCTTGGTATATGAAGATGGTATATGCGTTTCATTGAATTCGTTCAGATTCTCTGATTTTTGCGTATAGCTCTAAGTCCAGTTGTATTTTTGAATTTATTTTGTTTTTGTGTTTGTTGCTTATTTTGAACGCATGTGCAGGTGTGCTGTTAATCACAGATTCATTATTTTCTATTTTTATGCCGTATAAATTAAATAAAATTTCATTCATTTTATTGACAAAAGATTTTCTATTTTCTACCCTTCCAATTATTATTCCATCTAATTTATCTTTTAATGCAGAGTAGGACTGAGGCTTATCTACAAAAAAAGATTTATACTTTTGTTCTGGCGGATTGCCGTATAAATCAATATCGGAAACAACTTCAAAACATGCAATTTTTGAATACAAAAAACATGATTGAGGATTATCACACCCAGACATACCTTCAAAATAAGAACTAACATTATTGTCATTGTTTAAAAAATTATCTAAAAATTCTTCAGTGAAATCTGAACCAGATTGTTGTGCAGCATATTTTGCCGAACTTAAATATTGATTAAATGGCTCTCTGACCATAGAAAATGTTGTTAGGTCTTTGATTACATCTATCGGGTTTCTTGCAAAATGCCCACATATAACGTTATAAAATTCTGCAATTTCAGGGTTGAACACAAATTCGTAGTCTTTTGGAATATAGACATTAATATTGCTTTCCCTAATTGACGCATCCAGAAGGTCATGTTGCATTTTCATTCCAGATGTTTTTGGTATATGCAAAAAATAAACGTGTTTACTTTTGCTCATCCATTACAGCCATTTCCATCAGTATTTTGTGTTTTACTGGAATCCAGAAATGTGGAGACGTATACCTGATGCCTTCCGTAACTTCCGTAACCCCGTGAGCGTACATGTTTGTTGATGGGAAAAATACCAGTGTGCCTGGTTTTGGCTTTAGGTGAATATTATATTTTGGGAAAAACAACTCTCCACCTTCATATTCGTCGTTTAAATATATAATTGAACCGTAATCAACTATATAGTTGTAACCCGGCCATCCGCTGGCTGTTTCCCCATCTGCATGCACGTCTTGGTATTCGCCTGGATACCATTTGCGTATTCCTGGTTTTGTTTTCTCTAATTTTCTTCCGAATTTATATTCGACTTCACGCTGCACTGACTCAACATAGTGTTTCATTATTGCAAATACTTCTGGAGAACCATTTTCAATGTATTCAGGCATGTGGATGCTATCTGTTCCCAATTCGCTTCTTGATTCCCAATGTTCTATTGAGTAACAGTAGTCAAGTATTTTTGCAAGGTGCTCTTTGCTTATAAAATTTTCTTTTATTACTATGTTTGATGGGTCTGCAAATGGGAGACTCTCTAAATCAATATTCTCATCCCGGAAAGCCATCCGGAAACCTCACTTAAATCCTGGTCCAAATCCTGGAGGGAAGAACGGTGGAAAGAAAGGAGGGAAGAATGGTGGGAAAAACGGAGGAAAGAACGGTGGAAAAAATGGAGGGAAGAACGGCGGGAAAAACGGTGGAAAGTATGGCGGAAAGTATGGAGGGGCAACAGGTGTTACCGAGTTGGATGCTCCAGAAGTCTGCGAGCCGTATGAGTTAGATGCTGTAACAGTAAATGTGTAGGCGGTTCCGTTTGTTAATCCAGTAATTGTAATTGGTGAAGTTCCAGAAGCCTGAATGCCTCCAGGTGATGAAACTGCAGTGAATGTTGTAGAACCAGTTCCAGCTGCTCCTGCGGTATACGTAACTGAAGCTTGAGCATTTCCTGCTGTTGCTGTTCCAATCGTTGGCGCTCCAGGCCTATTGCCAGCTGTGACGGAGTTTGAAGCAGAAGATACAGCTGAACCGTACACGGTAGATGCGCTAACGGTAAATGTATAAGCCTGACCAGCAGTCAATCCCGTAGCCCTAATTGGGCTCGTCCCTGTAAACGTTAATGAACCAGGACTTGACGTAGCCGTGTATGTTGGCGAACCAGTACCAGCAGAACCTGGGGTAAATGGAATATCAATTGCCCTATCGACGTTCTGCACAATTGCAGCCGTACCAATTGTTGGGGCTGTTGGCGCATTTCCTGCTGTCACAGAGTTTGATGCACTGGAAGTTGCTGAACCAAACAGGTTTGATGCGGTAACGGTGAATGTATACGAAGTTCCAGCGGTTAGACCGGTAACACGAATTGGGCTTGAACCAGTTGCTGTTATGCCACCAGGGTTTGAAGTTGCAGTAAATGTTGTTACGCCTGTGCCAGAAGCCCCAGCCGTGTATGTAACATCAATCGCTCTATCAACGTTTGCAACAATTGAAGCAGTTCCAATTGTGGGTGCACCTGGATTCTGGCCGATTGCCACAGAACCTGTTGTGACGGAATCCGAAGGCACTCCATAGTTTGTTGTGGCTACCAGCGTAAAAGTATAACTAGTTCCAGCAGTCAAACCAGTTACAGTTATTGGTGAGCTTGAGGCCGATGCACTAACACTTCCAGGACTTGACGTGGCGGTGTAAGTTATCGTGTCTTTTCCTATGTATTCAGAGGGAGTAAAAGATATTGAAGCTACGGTCCCCACGCCCGTATTTGTGGCAACGACATTTGTTGGCGTCGTCGGCTTTTTGCCACCACTATCTTTTAATGCTTCCATGATTTACGCCGAAAGGTCTCCAATAAGAACCCATGTGTCTGCTGCTCTTTTTATTAGCGTAGCACCCGACCACTGTGCGCGAAGCTTACGTCCAGGAGTTGCATTGATTGTCACACCAGAACCCTGTGTAACGGTGCACTGTCCAGAACCAGTCTGAATAATTGTGATGTGGGTTCCCGTTGGGAACGTAACTGACGAATCTGGTGGGACAGTTAACGTATTTGCGCTTCCAACACCCATTTCAACAATCTTGTTTCTATCTGAAAGGACTAATGTGTAGTTGGCAGCTTGGGCGTTTGTCAACGGTTCGGCCAACTTATTACGGCCTATGCCGGCATCTAGGGCTATATCTCCATCAACTATTGTTCCATCTTCAATCATGTATGAGGTAATGACTGCTTGGTCCGTCAAAACAACCGCTGTTCCAGCAATCTTCTCTGGGTCAATTTCTGCACCGTTTGCTATATGTGTATTACTAATAACATCATTGTCAATAGTGATTGCACCAGAGCTGGACATTGTTACGTCGCCAGATATTGCTGTAGCAGTGGCAATGCCAGAAGAGTTGTACATAACAATCTTTCCAGCATCGCTATCCACGAGTCTGTTCAAAGGAACGGAATCTTCTGTAAGCGATGAACCAGCAACAGCTCCAGATGTAAACATTGCTGAAGGAATAGTCACCAATACCCAGCCAGAACCGTTAAAGGTCCAAGTTTTACCAGCACTTACGTGAAGGTCACCTGACTGTGCCCCTGATGGAAAGTCAATTGCTGGCATGTTTAGGCCTGTGCTTCCGTCCAAGAGATACGAGCAAATACTGTTGCTGATGCAGCACCGATGTTTCTAGCAACAATATGCAATGTGTCAGGACCGTCTGGATATATACCTGTTGTTGTTAGTGTCGTACCGCCGCCAAGAACAGAGTTACCAAGGTCACGAACGTCACCAAGGTCAATCTGAACGCCACCAATACCACCAGTGAAGAAACCGCCAGTAACTTCACCACCGTTCACTTGAGCATCAACTGCAGAATAATCTGCAATTTGAGCCAAGCTTGAAGTAACGGTGGTCGGTTTTGACCATGTTCTTGAAACGGTCGGAACTCCATTGAGAATCGCCGTGATTAAGAGGTTTGACGTGCTTGATGTTGTTGTAACGTCCAAGTTGCGAAGAACAAGTTGCATTCTGTTCACCAACTCACGCTCACCAAAACCAGCTGATGTTCCGTTGTCAGCAGACGGAGATACTCGAATTGCAAGCAGTGCTTTTGATGCGCCAGATGCGATGGCTATACCAGTTGTCTGACCGTATGTAAACACGAGCGATTTATCGTCATCAAATCTTCCATCCATAATCGCCGATGTTCCCCAGTGAGATATGGATGGCGCGTAAGTTGGGAATGCCAACTCAACGCCAACAGGATTTGATGCTGAGTAAGTGAAAGCAAGTGCCGCATTCGTTCCCATTGGGATAGCGCTTACTGTCGGGTTTGCGCCAGTTACAGCAGCACTTAACTTGATGTTGTTTCCGGAAATTTGCTGAATAAATGTACCGTCTGGAACGTCTGTTCCAGTAACTCTCTGACCAACCTGTAATCCAGAGTTTGATGCAACAGTTCCATCGTTTGCCCCAGCGGCAATTGTTATAGAAAGCGAAGCGTTTCCTGTTTGCTGCCTTGTGAGGCCAGTGAATGTTGTTGCTGTTTTACCAGTATAGTTAATGTATTCATAACCAGTATTTGTATTGAACACGCACAATGTGCCAGCACTTGGAAATCCAGTCGTATCACCAACATTCATTGTGGTTGTTTCCGAATCGGACAATGTTCCAGTTAGCTGAGTATGAGGCGGCTGACTGAGGCTTTCGTATCTTGCTGGAAGGTTTCCAGAGCGCATGTACGCTTCAGCGTTTGTGTTGTTGTTGATTATTTTATGGGCATAGGTTACTTTTCCGTCTTTTGCTCGCATGCCCCAGCGAATGAATCCAGCGCCATACCAAGAATAGTCAATGTAGAACATCTGCATTCTTGAAAGGTCAACGTTGTAACCAGATGAACCCGTTCCGTCAAACTTGTCCAGATTCCATTCTGATTGTGGGTATTTTGCATCCACGGTTTTAGAAACAGAAACCATTGTTGAAGATGCACCACGCCAAGCTGGACTAATTGTCAATGATGTATTACTCGCGATATCAGTTACTCTGTAGGACTGACCTCGAGCAACAATGTAATCTCCGATTTCAAGCTGTCCTGCATACCTTGTTGGGAAAGCAGTACTTGTTTGAGTCACAGTGCATGAGCCGTTTGTGAACGAAGACTTTCCAGAAATCTGAAACGTTGATGAACGTTTTACGGCCCACAATGTCTGCCCATCAAATTCAAAGAAGACTCCGTTTTGGTCGTCAAATAAACCAATTCTGTTTACGTTTCCATACCATCCCGAAACAGTGATGTAATAAGGACCAGAAGCAAGAATGTTTGAACCACTTGATGTTGCCGGCTGATAAGTAAACGTGTTGTACCCAGTAATCGTATAAACAGTTGTAGTTCCGTTAAAGATTGCCTCATTGGCTCCAAATATCGTGATTGTAGAGCCTGGGTATAGGTTGTGTTTTTCTTTTGTTTGAACAGTAACAAGGTTTGTTGATGAACTGTAATTAAGTTGGTCCAATTGAAGGTCAGGCTTTAAGAGTGTTCCAGAGGACATCTGGATTCCTTTTCCTGATTGGTAACGGAAGTAACGACGAGTTTGACGTGTGGCTAGCTCATAATTTGACGTTCCGTTGTTAGAGAAAATAACGCCACCGTCAAATGGTCTATGAAGGAAGTTTCCAGATGGAGCAACATAAACAGAAGCAGATGATGCAGTCAGCGTTCCCGTTGGAGCAACTGGTGCATGATAAACAAACTGTGTTGAGCTTATTATTCTTGAAACAAAGTTCGCACCGTTTGGAGGGTTTGAGCCAGATGTTGTAATTCCCGTTACAGCAACTTCATTACCTATTGAAAGACCATGCGGGATTGTTGTTGTCACCGTAATAGCCGTACCAGAATACGAAACCGTTGGAGCTCCACCAATTTTTGCGTTTGTAAAAATAACGCCAGTAAAAATCGCAGTTTTGTTTGCATCAAAAATTGATGTCAGTGCTCCGGTATTAACAGCTTTTCCTGTGTACGTAAATGATGTATTGGTGGTTACCGACTCGATAAGGTATGCACCGTTAGCAATCGATAGTTGCGTGTCTCTGACGGTAATCGGTGTTCCAACAGCAAGCCCAGTTGTGTCAGTCAGTGCAACAGTAACTGTTCTTGATGATGTGTTCATCGTAATCCCAGTAATTGTTGTTACAGGACTTGCCGAGTCATAAATAAACGGGCGCGCTCCGACTGTAGTGAGATTTTCCCATTTTGAAATTTGGGTACCATATTCAAAGTCGGTGTCAATCAACGACTGCGGCTGCGATACGCGCAACTTCTGTACTGGGTCAAACAGTACTTCTTCTGGGGTAATCGGCGTTAAGCCAGGTGGTATTTGATTAAGACCCATTACGCTATCTCCATCCCGCTGATGTGGAATTTAATGTCAGTAGAGTTTGCATTTCCAGTTATTGTGTCTCCTGCCTCAAGAACTTGCTTTAGGTCAAGGGATATGACAGAGTTCCCTGGTATTTCCAGCGACGGAACAAGCGGAATACCGTCGAGGCTGATTGTGTATGTCCCTCCAGCTACGGCATTGTTTGCTACGACAATGTTTGTTACCACTGTCCTAGTCAACGAAGGGACGGTGTAAAGGGTCGTTGCAGGGGTGGTGTATACAGTTGCTGCACCTCTAAAAAGAATTTCAGCTGTATTAGCCATTAATTACTCCAGTCATTTAGAACGCTCCCATAATAGAGGCTATTCCGACATCGTCGGTGCTAGTTGAACGAGAAACGAGAACCCATTCTCCGTCGTAATAAACGAAGACTTCACTTGTTGTGTTTCTGAACCAGAATTGGCCATTTGCTGGGTTTTCTGGAGCAGAAGAACCAATAACCGCACCGATACCAGATGCGCCAATTTCAATCCAATACCCGTCGTAGTAAACGAAGGTTATGGCCGAGTCGGTTTCAAACCAGAAGTCTCCTTCGTCAGGCGACCCTGGAGGGGTAGTGCCTAGGGTCATCTTGGCACCAGCGTCAATTATTTTATAATTGCTGCCGTCTCTTGTTGCTTCCCACCTGTCTTGTATCTCGTTCCATCTAATTTCAACGCTTGAGCTTGAGCCTCTATCAATTACGATAGAACCATTCAGAGTTGGTGCGCCAGAAGTTCCAGCATTAAGAACAATTTTACTGTCAGAAACATTGAGTTCTGCTTGGTTTGTTGATTGTTGGTTTGTAGCAAAAAGGTTTGTAACGACCAACGTCTCAAATTGAACACATGCGCTAGTCCCAACATCTTGGCCTATAGCAATTCTTGGTGTTGCAGATTCCCCAGCGTTGTCCGTAATCGTCACCCCAGTACCAGCTACGAGGTTTGCAACATAACTACCAGTTGTATCAGTGCCCATGACAACAGAGTTCGGTTGAATCGCTGTTGACATGGTTGCGTTACCAAGGTCTGTGAATGCAACTGAGCCAGACACATCTCCAGAAAGCGTAAGTATCGGTGATACACCAGTAATTACTGGATTAGTTAATGTCTTATTTGTAAGAGTATCTGTTGTGTCTTTGCCGACAAGTATTGTTGTTGCATCTGGGAACGATATATATCTGTCTGCTGTTGGATTTGCAAATGTTACATATGTTTCATATTCGTCAGGACTTGAGCCTTCAAATATAAGACCGCCACCAAATTTTGCTTCAGGACTTCCAGATGAAATTGAAGATGAAGGAGTTAATGTTGGGGTGTACCTAAATTGTGTTGTTGATGTAACTTGAGAAACAACAAAATCTCCGTTATATCCTTCTTGCGTGGCGCCTGAGATAGTTACTCTCGCGCCAACATACAATCCATGTTCGGTGAGTGTGTTTACAGTAACAAGATTTGTCCCAGCGTTATATGACAAGTTACCATTTACTGTTAAATTTGTGTTTCCTATAACAAGTCCAGCAAACTGTGGCGAATCACTAGAGCCAATAGGCTGTCCGATGCTTATTGTTGGAGTACCAGCCTCTTGAGCAACGCCATTTGTTAACGAAACTCCAGTTCCAGCTATAACAGATGCAACATAGTTTCCACTTGTATCGGTGTTCAAGTCAACCAAATCTGGAACCCAAGCTGTCCCATTCCATTTAAGGAATTGATTTGCAGTCGGCGATGAGGCAGAGACGTCAGATAATGCATCTAGTCCGTGATTTGATATTGACGAAACAGTTGCAGCATTGCCAGAAATGCTTCCGTCTACAGAGCCAGTTACATTTCCAAGAAGATTTCCTGTTACGTTTCCAAGTACGTTTCCAGTTACGTTTCCAACAACATCTCCGCTAACGCTACCGCTAACATTCCCAATGACATTTCCGGTTAAGTTTCCAGTTACGTTTCCAACATGCAAGCCAGTGGTTTGTCCAGCCAGTGTTCCAATGACATCTCCGGTTAAGGTTCCATAGAATCCACCACTAGCACTTCCGTCAAACGCGCCAAAAACCGTTCCAGTTAAATCACCAACAACATTGCCAGTATGTGTACCAATTAGATTTCCATGAAATTCGGAGGCATATATATTATTGTTTGCTGTTATATCTTCAAAAAATGTTGGGTTAAGAAGCAGTGCTCTGTTGTTGATTTGTGTTTGAATGTTTGCGCTTGCACTGTTCAAATACTCAAGTTGAGCTTTTGTTGTGCCTAGTTCAAAAAGCTTATTAAGGTCTGTTGCTGTTGCTGTTAAACCAGTTATGTCCGATGTTCCAAGACTTATTGATTGTGACCCATCAAAACTTTGACCACCAATAAGAACTGGATTGTTTAGTCGATTTGCTTCTTCAGCAACACCGTTCAAATATGCAGTTGTTATACCTGCAAACGACACGCTTGCCGTTGCGGCGACATCTTGTCCGATTGAAAGTTGATTTCCATTTTTTGTAATACCAGTACCAGCTAGAATTGGTGCAGTACCAGAAAACTGAGTAAATCCTATGGCGTCTGTGCCGATTATGTGGCCACCATCTGTTCCAGTTCCAGAGGTAAACACAAGGAAACCCTGGTTTGAATTCGTTGAGCCTTGAGAGACATACATTGCATCGCCCGCATGTGGTGTTGCATATAAAGTTCTTCCATCAAAGTCATCTGCTCGAGTAAGAACCCACGGCACAGAAACGCTTCCCTGATTTGTCACTACATAGACGCCGTTGTGAGCTGTAGTTGTTTGGTTTTTGACAAGGATTCTATTTCCTGTTGAAGCATTTGTTCCGTCTACAACGAGTCTTGCATTAGCCCCTGCGGTCAGAGTTGCGCCAATGCCGTCTCCGCTGTTGTCGTAAGTCGGCGTATTAGGCAAAGCAGCTGCTGTAGCAAGATAAATAAACTCATGCCAGTTGATTGATGCAGCTATTCCGTCTACGTATGCTTTTGTTGCTACGTGCTTGTCATTAACAGGAAGATTATCTATTGTCACCTGAGCAAAAGTCGGAGACGAAGATACGGCTATATTTTGACCAATATTCAATGTTGGCGTAGAGCCGGTGCCAGAGTTGCCTGTTATCGTTAAGCCAGTGCCAGCAATAAGTGATTGAACATAGTTCGTGGCTTCTAGAGAACCGAAGAAATAGTCAAGAGATGTCCAAACAGTTGAGCCGTCACCAAGTTTTATTTTTCCAGTATCAGACTCAAGTCCAATTTCACCAGCAGAAAGTACTGGGTTTACGGAGGTCCAGGTAGCTGCAAGGTCGCGACGGAATAATATCTTCTTATAAGCCATTAAGCATTTCCTCCGTCAGCAGTTGACAGCTCATCTTCGATTTCCGTTGGCGAGAAACCACCGTCAATTATCGCATATTTAATTCTTCTCCAGAATAAACCATTCCAAACCCAAGCTTTACCAGCAACCACAAATTCATCATCCGTTGACGGGTTAGGTGGAAAATTGATTGCCATACGGGCAATTATCTCATACTCTAATCAATAACAGTTTCAAGTCTATCGTTTTCCATTAGCTTTTTTGAGAACGTATTGAGCCCATGGATATACCCGAGTGGTTCTGGGATATTCAGTTCAATACAGACTTCTATGAGTTTTCCATCCCTGATGTCTGTCCAGGCGTCAATCATTGCTTGCGCGCCAGATTTGCCACTGATGTGATATTTCTCTGAGATGAGCTCAATTAGCTCATCGTCGTAGTTCCATGTCTTCAAAGTCATTGTGGATTTTCCCCTATTTGGTTCTGTTCAATGTATTTTTGAGTCCACCTTGCTCCAGCGGTAGTGCTTTTTACACCCAGTAAACCTTCGTTAAAGTCGTACTCATATCCGCGCTCATTCAGAAACTCTTCTCGCGAATAATCTAAAACTTTCGAAGCTACTCCCATATTTTGGTAATCTGGGTGGACATGAAGCATGAACGGTTTTTGTACCTCGTCTTTTATATATGAACCATAAACACACAAGAGTAAGCCATCTTCTCCGCGATATAAATCTATATTTGCATTGACCGAATCCTCGTGGCCAAAAAGGTGTGGAGCAGTTGCGGAAATTGCCTGTTTGGAAAAACCTGGCTCTCCAAATTCACCAAACCTAGACTCCAAAAACGCCCATTCGGCAAATGTAAAATCTTGAATGTTGGTATCTAGATTTTCCCATGGATTATTTACGTTTGTATTACTCATAACTGTGATTAACCCTCCAATGGTGCTCGTGGGACACCAGCTTCATACACCCACCCGCCTCTGATGTGGTCGTAGTACTCACTGTCTATCGGTATCTCTATTATTTTCGGGTCACTTGCGAGGGCCGCGACGATGTATTCATATCCACCTTGCTGGTCTATCCATTCAGGATTGGGGGCCCAAGTAAAAGCAACTTCTCCATCAACAACTACTGAGAATTTTCTTAAACGTTTTGTAGTTTTTTGTTGCTCCATAGTGTTTAAATTCTAGCAATATCTACTGTATTACCGAATATTGATTTACGTTCTATATACATATGAATCCGTCTTTGAACCCACCGCAACCAGCTGGAGGGCAACATGGCCCAATTCCAGGACAATCTGGACATGGGGCTGGCGTAGGAGCTGGGGTGGGCGCTGGAGTGGGCGCTGGAGTAGGGGCTGGAGTGGAAATATTTGTCGTTTCTGATATGTAGACAGCGTCAGAATTGGCCCAACCTGGTTTTGACACATAAACAAACGTTTCGCGAAAGACATTTTCTCCGAGGCCAGTCCATCCGTGGCAACTTCCAGCCTGGTCGTTTGGCGCGTTAACGTTGAATCCATAGTAGTTGTATGTAGCAGTTCCGCCGTTGGCAACCTGTTCTAGGCCATCAGTGAAATAGTTCAAATAACACCAAGGTATTGTTGATGTTGTCTCGGCAATGTCCCCAACAGCTGGCGTTGGCACCTTGCCAAACAACGGAGTTACCGTATTTGAAGCTAAAGAGTATGCTCCTCTCCCAAGACTGTTCACAGCAGCAACCCTAAAAGAGTAGTCAATACCGTTTGTTAATCCAGTAATTGTGTATGGAGAAGAAGTTGGAGCAGCCCCAACAATATCCACCATTGTGTATCCAGATTCAGAAGAGTACTTTTGAACAACATAATGCGTGATTGGTAGACCACCATTTGAAGTTGGAGCGGTCCATGAAATAGTTGCAGTTGTATTTCCATAGGTTGATGGGAGGCTTGCAGTTGGTGTGCCTGGCGCAGATGGAACGGTTCCAAGTTCCAAAGCGCTTGACGTACTTGAAATTGGAGATTCTACATCGCTGGTTGAATCAATTGCAATTGCCGTAAAAGTATAAGTTTGCCCAGCAGTCAAACCAGAAGACATTGAAACACTAGCCGAGTTGGTTGTTGCTGTAACCCCGTTGCTAGCAATAACCCTGAAACGAACGTTTCCCGATTTACCCTTATACCCAGTATGTGTGATTGTAACGTCTGCTGTGCCTCCAGCGCCAACAACACTAGAAATTGAACTTGGTGGGTCAATGAACTTTCCGCCACTTGCCTGATTGCCAGGAATCATGACGCCGCCAAGTCACCTATAACAAACCATTCGTTTGCATTTTCTGTTTTGACCAATGTGCAAGACGAATATCTGGCTCTCAAGAACAGACCTGGTGTTGCCAACAGCGACACTCCAGAACCAGGGAATATTCTTGTCTTGCCAGTGCCTCGTTGAACGACAGTGATGCTTGTACCAGTGCCAAATGCAACAACAGAAGCGCTTGGAACAGTCAGGTCATTAGCAGAGCTTGAGTCCATAATGATTATTGTCTCTGAAGCGTCTCCAGCAGTAAGCGTATAGTTGCCAGCTTTTGCACCAAGAGTCTGAACACCAGTTGTTGAGATGGTTGCAGTTGAACCTTCACCTAGGGTATGTGAAACAGCGATTCCTGCTCCAGCAGACACACCAGACATGTAGTTTCCAACAGTGTCAGTCCCAAGATTTATTGGGTCATTAACCCAGTTTGTTCCGTCGTACTTCAGGAAGTCTCCAGCAGCAACGCTTGCACTTACTAGAACATCATGAAGCTCGTTTAGTTCATAACCGTTTTGAACTCTGACATACATTATTCCGTTGCCACTGTTTGCCCTCGCAACAACTCCAATAAACACAGAATGGTTAGGCGCTGTTGGCTTTGTATCGGTAAAAGTTCCCGCAGTAGAACCAAGCCACAACGTCTGACCGGCCGTATATCCACCTAAGTTAATTCCGTTTATATAACCGACTGTCGTTATGGCAACGTCAGCACCAGCTGCCCCACCAACGGATATGACACCAACCGTATTATCGGCTGTTGTTTTGGTTGTATTTGATGCTCTTTTAACCGAAGCTTTATCCCCTGCTGCCCCAAATAAGTAAACAACTTCTCCAACACTAAGAGCATTTGCTTCAGCATTTCTTGCGTACGTGACTGTTGGCGCATACTCGTTAACCCAGTTCGTTCCGTTGTATGTGAGAGATTGATGATTAAGCGGACTTGTAATGACTGTGTCGTTGAGGCTGTCTTGACCTATGTCTGATAGAAGCAGAACGTTGTTATAAGTAGTTCCGTCGTTCGTGAAGTCCCATCTATCTGCGGACTCGTTCCAACGCATAACGACATTTGCAGAAGTTCCACGCTCAACTTCAATTCCAGAGTTAAGTGTTGGTGACCCTGTGATTCCAGAGTTCAAAACAACTATGTTGTCTTCGACTAATAGAGTCTCTGTGTTTAATGTGGTCGTAGTTCCATTGACGGTTAAATTCCCACCAACAACAACATCTCCTGATGCTTCAAGTCTTCCAAATGTTACAGAAGCAGAAGTGCCAACTGCTTGTCCAATTGCAATAGTCGGACTTGCTGATTCACTTGCACCATTGCTTATGGTTACGCCAGTACCAGCCACAAGGTCAGCAACATAGATACCATTTGTATTTGTCCCAAGAGCAACATCGCCTGTATACGCAGTTGTCTGAACGGTTGCATCAGGGAATGTCAGCGACTTGCCTGTTCCCAAGACCACATCCCTGTTCATAATGATGTCTGCAGATGAGGCAAGTTCTCCGATTTCAATATTTACTGATGCGCTGGTTGATTCAATGTTGTTGTCAACAAACTTCAACTGTCCAACTTGAAGTTGATTTGCGCCGTTAATTTGCAAAACGCCATTAGAAACCGTTATACCTGCATTGGTTCCAAGCACATTGTCTGTAATGTTTAGGGTTCCTGGACCAAGGTAGATATCCGCCCAACGCTTCGTGGATGTTCCTAAAGTGTATGTGTTGTGTGCTGAAGGAACTAGATTTCCAGTAAATGTGCTTGCGGATACATCTTGGAAAGACACAGAAGAAGAGTTGACCCATGTAGCAGAAGCACTGTTCCAAGTCAACACATCTTTATTGGCTACATCTTTTACTTTTACATCGTGTAGTTCATTTATTTCGTAACCATTTTGAGTTGCGACATAAACAATTCCGTTGTTTGATGCGCGAACTACAACACCTACATATACAAGGTGATTTGGGGCAACTGCTTTAGTGGTTGTAAATTGACCGTTTGAACCAAGCCAGAGGACATCACCTACCTGATATGCGGATAAGTTAATCCCATCTACGTATCCACGTGTAACAACTGGTCCATTTTGGCTTGCAGCAATTGGGGCACCGACAAGTCCAACGGTCTTTGATGATGTTGATTCTGCAGAGTTGTCTGCTCGTTTTACCGATGCATGGTCCCCAGTACCACCAAATAGGTAAACTACTGTTCCAGTAGTGAGTGTAGTTGCTTCAGCATTTCTGACATAAGAAACAACTGGAACATATCCGTTTACCCAATTTGTTCCATCATAATTCAGACCTTGAAATTCTTCAGGGCTGGTTATGACTAAACCATCAAGTTCATTAATAGAAACGCTCGCAGTATTTACAGTTGTAAACATGTTTACGTTGGTTGAACCATCAAACGCAACAGAACCAGAAATATCGCCAGTTAGAGATATTGTTCGAGCTGTTCTTAACTTGGTTGGATATCCGTTTTCCCATTCTGTTCCGTTATAAACAAGAGTCTCTCCATAAACCGGGTCTTCAATTAGCACATCTACAAGCTCGTAAAGTTCTTGCACCCCAGCGCCAGTATCAGTTACCTGAACCCAAGCACCCGAGTAGTAGGTATAGAGCTCTAGTTCAACTGAGTTATACCAAAGGTCTCCCTCTTCTACTTCGTCATTTGGCGGTGTATCAGAAACAGTAAGGAAATGAATGGTTTCATTTGTCCAAACAGAAGCAGAGCTGTCGTAAACTAAAAAATCTCCACCCTCAACAGTTGATATTGAAACATCCCCAATGTCATCAAGGCTGTTAATTGTTGGTATTGACGCCCATTCAAGTCCAACCGAAGCTGAACTGTTCGCTTTTAGGAAATACCCATTCGTGCCAACTCCGAGCCTGAACAAATTATTTCCGTCGGTGACAAGCATGTCACCTTTAGTGGTGAGTTTGCTTGCAACTTCGTTTGCTTCGTCTGCGTCATTTGCCGTGAAAACTGGATAAATAACGGAGCCGATTGGGTGTTCAGATGCTGTTGTATCATCTTGAGCTCTTGTCAGGGTGAGCGTTGTCCCTGAAATAGTGGCTAAGCATTTTTCTTCATAAATAGAAGATGGGTTTATTACTACATAAAACGGAACCCCAGCGATTGACGGCCATCCAGTATTTGCTGCAATGTCAACAGTTGTGCCAGCAACACCAAGTAGCGTTGTTGTAGTCGTGTTGCGTGAAGCACCCGAAAATTGTCTTCTAATAAATGCAGCCATGGTCGCTCCTATTTTACTTCATATCAATCAATGAGGGCCAAAAGACCCCAATATCCAGCTGTGATGCCTTGAATTGGGTCTGTGTCGTAACTTGCTGTTTGTCCAGAAACACCAAAACCAGTTGCGGTTCTTGGGGCAATGTGCAAACCAACTGCTTGGTCTCCAGCTGTCGCACCGCCAAATCCAGTTGCGGTAAGAGGAACACTTCTGCGTTCTGTTGTTGTCTGCGAGCTTTGACCATGTGCAGATGCATTTCTTATAACGGTCAGCAATTGAACTAATGATGATGAACCAGTTCCGCTTCCATTTGCTGCTCTTGGTGCTGTATGTAGACCAATCGCAATATCGTTAGCTGTTGCTCCACCGGAAGCAGTCGCTGAACGCAAGTTTCCGTGAAGCGTTAGATTACTTGAACCACTTGTTCCTGTTCCTGTCGCAGTTCTTGGTGCCGTATGCAGACCAATAGCAGTATCGCCAGCGGTTGCACCACCAGAAGCAGTTGCACCTCTTGGCGACGTGTGTTTTCCAGTTGCAGTTTGTGTTGCATTTCCTGCTGAAGTAGAAGTTCTAAAGAGAATCTTGAATTCTTCAGTGCTTTGACCTCCAGACCCTGAAGCCGTTGCGCTTCTTGGAGCTGTGTGCAGGCCATTTGATGCATCGGAGCCTTGGCCAGACGCACTTGCAGTTCTGACTGGAGTCTTAAATGATGATGCACTTTGTGAACCGCTTCCTGTTCCACTTGCTGAACGTGGAGCAGTATGCAGCCCAACTGCTGTGTCACCTGCAGTAGCAGAGCCAGAACCTTGAGCTGTTCTGAGATTTGAATAAAGAATTGAGTTGTTTGAATTTCCAACCCCAGAGCCAGAAGCAGTTCGAATATATGTCGTGACAATTGATGCAGACGAATTACCGCTACCGTCACCACTTGCATTTCTTGGAGCGATGTGTAGGCCATTTGATGTATCGGAGCTTTGACCAGACCCGCTTGCTGTTCTAAGAGGGGTTTTGAACGAAGAGGAACTTGCAGAACCATTTCCTTCTCCACTTGCAGACCTTGGAGCGGTGTGAAGGCCGATGGCTTCGTCGTTAGCTGTGGCTCCACCATCTCCGTAAGCAGTTCTGATTTTCCCGTATCTGAATGATGCAAGTGAGTCAGACTGTCCTGATGCAGAACCAGTTCTATGAACCGTGCGTAATTCTTCTGATGATGAAGAACCATTCCCATCAGCTGATACGGTTCTAAAGAAGGTGCTCTTTCCCTCAGATGTAGAAGTTCCGCTTCCATTTGCAGATGCGCTTCTAAGATGTGAATGAAGAATTGTTGCTTCATCACCAGCTGTAGCAGAACCAGAACCATAAGCAGTTCTAAGGTTTGAGTGGACGATTGAGTTGTTTGAAGTCCCAGAACCAGATGCAGATGCGGTCCTGAGATGTGTATGAAGTTGAGACGCAGAAGAACTTCCAACTCCAGAAACAGTTGCCGTTCTTGGCGATATATGAAGTCCAGTTGCAGATTCAGACGACTGTCCTGCAGCGTTTGCTGTTCGAACTGGAGTCTTAAATGAAGACGAATCCTCGGAACTGCTTCCAGAAGCATTTGCAGTTCTGAGACTTGAATGAAGAATTAATGCAGTGTCGCCTGCAGTTGCAGAACCTGAGCCTTGAGCGGTCCTGAGGTTTGAGTAAAGAATTGAGTTATTTGATGTACCGGAGCCGCTAGCTGAAGCGGTTCTAAGATGCGTATGAAGAGCCGAAACGGAGGAATCACCATTTCCAGAACCAGTGACGCTTCTTGGCGAAATGATAAGTCTCGTTGCAGACTCGCCTGATTGTCCATCTGCGTTTGCTGTTCTTGGTGATGTGTGCAATCCAGTTGCAGTTGAACCGCTTGTTGCTGAACCTGACGCAGAAACAACAGCTGTTCTAACTCTTGTTGATGAGTCACTGGATTGACCCGAACCAGATGCAGTTCTTGGTGCTATATGGAGGCCAATTGCTTGGTCGCCAGCTGTCGCTCCACCAGAAGCACTTGCCGACCTGAGGAACGTGATGACTTCACTTAGATTGGTTGAAGAACCAGTTCCATTTCCAGTTGCAGTTCTTGGTGCAGTATGTAGACCCGCTGCTGTACTGTCTCCATTTGCTGAAGCAGATGCTTGTCTTGGAGATGTGTGGAGGCCAATTGCTTGGTCTCCAGCTGTTGCTGAACCAGAACCAGTGGCCCCTCGTGGAGAAATGTGTACCGAGACAATGGCGTGGCCAGATGTAGCAGATGCTGAAGCAGTTCGTATCGCCGTATGAAGCTGCGATACAGAAGAAGAACCACTTGCTGTAGCGGAGGCAGTCTCCGATACTGTTTTGAATCCTACATAGAACGACGACGTCCCTCGGAATGGCTCCGAGAAACTAATTATCTCTTGTTCATCCATGAGGGGTCACTCCCCTTGTGGATTAGTCGAGCGTTAGTGTAAGAGAAGTAATCTCGAAAGTGTCACCCGCGGTAACAGAAGCGTTTGCAGAAAGAGCACCGTACCAGAGGCAGTTGCCAGCAGTCGCGTTATCCCACAGAGACCAATGAGAATAGGTCTCTGTTGCTGCAACGAGAGTCCACTCAACAGTCGCAGTTGATGTCTTTGAGCCGCCAGATGCAGCATTAAAAGAAACAGACTTGCGTGTTGTTTCTGTTGCTGGGTTACTTGTTCCAGATTCGCCTGGGTCTCCAGTGTGAAGCTTGAGATAAGTAGCAGAAGCTGAGTACGCAGAACCCGAACCATCCAAGGTATCGAGTAGCTCGTTTTCTAGAAAGTTTGAAATTGTCATTGTAAATGATACCTTTTTGCTAGGGACCGGTTAATACCGCTTGCTAATAGAATACACCTAAGGCGTGAACTCTATTTGAACAGTCAAGTCTCTGCCTGGATTGAGTGAGCCAACTTGGTCAACGTCTACGGTCAAAAAGTCGCCAGTCGTTAATTCTGTGATGTTTGGCGTTGATGTTGAGACCAATGTTTGGCCAGCAAAAATTTTTGGTCGGCTTGACTGCGTTGTGAATACCGTTGTCCCATTTTTATTGACATCTATCACTATGTCTGAACCAGTTGGTGCAGTTCCGACAGATGCTCTCACATTTCCAAGGGTGATTGGGCCAGGAATATAGAATTTTGCTCTTCCTGTGCCAACACTTAGTGTTCCAGGCACTGTAAAAATTTGGACTTGGTACAGAAATTGCTGTACGCCAGGGGCTCTCGCTGAGGTGATGATTATCCTGTTTGGTGTTTCTGTTGTGGTTACAACATTGACGACCGAATCTGCCGATGTTACGACATTGAGAAGATTTGTCATCTCGTTACCTCAAGAGAAAGTGTGAAGTTTCCTTGGACTATTCTGTCAACCTCGTTTGAGGGCGAAATTATCTCCAAGTCGTAAACACCAGATGTTGTCAGGGCCCTGGTGTCTTCTGCCCGTATAAACAGCTGTATTGTTCCCTCTTCCCCCCCAAGGGTTATTCTGTCATTTTCTGTTGTTAGAATTATTGACGGAACTGCCGAGTCAACATATTTTCTTACATGCATTCTTGCCGTATAGTCAGTCAAGTCCCAATTTAGAAACTCTGGACAGTTTTCAGGGTCAGCACAGTTGGCTGGATAGTCTGGATTTGGGTACTGCAAAGTCATTTGCAAGTCAAATGTTGAACCCTGTTGGCAGGTTATGTTATAGACCCCGGCAATCATTGACACGTGTTTTCTCCATTCGTACGCCTAAAAATTGTAGATGAGATAACGCCGCTTGGGGTATACCTGGGATTAGAGGATTGAGCCAGAATCCTTGTTTGGTCCAACCTTCTTGAGTCCAAGCGCTGCTGCGATTGACAAAGCCAAGGCTGTCACTCCAACCTTGAGATTGTCTGTTTTTGTGAGTGAATCAAAGTCCAATCCAGCTGCCATTGCTGAACCCAGCCAGCCAGTCAAGAAAGCCATTACTGCTCTTTCAGCTGTATCTTTGATGAATTTTGTGCTCATGATTTTCTCCAGACAACAACCACGATGGTTGTTATCACTATTTTACTTGAATTACCACTTCCCATGTGTCAAGTTAATGCTTGCTAGTATCGCGATATGAGCAATCACGGCTTATACCCAATTATTGTGTTCCAGTCTCGATATGGTGGCGTCTACGAAGGCGGGGAGTGGTTCGCTATTAGCGGATTTGAAAATTTGTCAAGTGATTTAAATGATTATTTTGAAGGCGGCGATTGCGATGCTGTGGATTTTTGGGGAAAAAAACATAATTTCCCAATAGCTGTTGGAAATACCCCAAATGAAGCGGTGAATTCTTTAATAGCTAATTACTCTAACGACAGCAACTCTATTCCGTATAAAGAAATAATTACACCAAAATCTTTTAGTAACAGTAATCATCTAGGTTTCAGCAATACCCACATTGAACGAACTGGCTTCTACGAGAGAAGCATGGGTTTTGCTAGCGACTAATCAAATTTTTGCTAGATTGCACAGGTGCGTAAAAAACGTAAACCGACAATAGGTTATATAACTGGAGACTGGGCTTGGGGGACGGAGCCTTTGCAACCAAATGGTTGTGCATGGTATCGATGCAAACTCCCGATGGACCAGCTCAAGAACTTAGGGTGGGTTACTGGTTTAGGTTTTCCTGGTTTTACGCAGGATAAAGGTTTTGGATTAATCATCCAAGACGGAAAAATAATTCATGGCTGGGACATAATTGTATTTAAACTTTTGATGCAACGTGAAGTACTTGAGTACATGCCACGAGCCAAAGAACTTGGACAAAAAATTGTTGTTGACGTTGACGACTGGTTTGATGGTCTATCTCCGTCCAACAGGGCATATGAGGCAACAGACCCTCAAAAAAATCCGAATAATAACCGTGAGGTTTATTCTGAAATAATAATGCGCGCCGATGCGGTAATTACATCAACCCCATTTTTGTATGAATATTATTCTGCAAAAAGAAGCAATGTTTACATGGTGCGCAATGGAATTGACATTGAACGCTGGAAACCAAGAAAAATCACGCAAAATCATCGAATAAAGATTGGGTGGGTTGGCGCAACTCCTTGGCGTTCCAATGACCTTGAAGAACTCTCAACCTTTATGGGTCCATACCTTCAAAGTAGAAGAATGATGTTTCACCACTCTGGACATACTGGTAATGGCGCCCCAACAGCAGCTTCGCAATTAAACATACCTTCAAATTTGGCAAAAACCATGCCACTTGTTCCGATTGGGTCATATCCAAAACTCTTTGAACCAATTGATATTGGAATAGTCCCATTAAGCAATGTTAAATTCAATCACGCAAAATCATTTATCAAAGGGCTTGAATACGCCGCTGCTGGAGTTCCATTTGTTTCATCATATTCTCCAGAGTATGAATATCTTGCAAAAGAAGGCGAGATTGGCCGCGTCGCTTACACAGACGATGACTGGGTGTATCACTTTGATGAGTTGCGCGATAGACAAATGAGAATTGATGAAGCAAGCCACAATCTTGAACGCTTAAAAGATTTCACAATGAGCGCCAGAGGCCCAGAGTGGGATTCTGTATTTAAAAAAATACTCGGTGATAATTTGCATGAGTCAGGTTTTATCCTATGAGCGATATAGCTTGGACTTTCGGAATAATTACTGTCTATGAAGATAAAGCTAGATTGAACGAGATTATTGCCAGCATCCGTAGTTTATGTATCCCTGAATATGAAATACTTTTTGTTGGAGGTGGCGATTCATCCGGGATAGAAGGTGATGACATCCGAAAAATAGATTTTGACGAATCAATTAAACCAAGATGGATTACAAGAAAAAAGAATATTCTTGTAGAAAATGCACAGTACGAAAACATTGTATTAATGCATGATTATCACATTTTTGATTCAATGTGGTACGAAGAATTTAAGAAGTTTGGTACAGACTGGGATATTTGTTCATGCCCACAGTATTTGATTACAGGCGCAAGAAATCCAATGGACTGGTCACTTTGGGATAAGCCTGGGCATGGTAGGGCATGGTCGCTTGATTACAGCGACTGGACTCAGACTCAATATATGTACATATCTGGGGGGTTCTTCATGCTTAAAAAGCACGTCATGATTGAAGAGCCTCTTGATGAATCACGCGGATGGAATGAAGAAGAAGATGTTGAGTGGTCAATGCGTGTACGCAATAAATACATAATGAAATGCAATGGCAACAGCATTGTCCGTCACAACAAGTGGCACAGACACGCAGGACCTAATCCAAATGAAAAGTAACTTCCTTGTTATATTTGACCTTGACGGTGTTCTTATTGAATCAAGAGACGTTCATTATGACTCGCTGAATATTGCGCTTAGCAGAATTGACCCAAAATATGTAATTACGCGTGACGAACATCTGTCAAAGTACGACGGACTCGGCACAACTACAAAACTAAAAATGCTGACACAAGATAAGGGATTGCCAGAATCGGCTCATCAGAGAGTGTGGGAAGATAAGCAACATGCAACACTAAAAATCCTATCTGAGTTCCCGAAGAACTATGTCGCGATTGACATTATGCAGACTTTAAAAGAACGCGGCTGGAAGATTGCTGTTGCTAGTAATGCGATAAGAGACACCGTAATTACAGCCCTAGACGCAATTGGCGTGCTGAAATATGTGAGTTACATCATGAGCAATGAAGACGTAAAGCACCATAAACCGCACCCAGAAATGTATTGGCAATGCATGGTTTCCCTTGATGCAACCCCTGCGAATACTATAATTATTGAAGATTCTCATATCGGTAGAGAAGGTGCAATGAGTTCGGGTGCAAATCTGTACCCAATTAAAAATGCTGACGACCTTAAAAAAGAAGGTCTTATGCGTTTTGCTGATGAAATAGAAACACGTGGAAAAAGACCAGTTGCTTGGAGGAATGAAAAGATGAATGTCCTTATCCCTATGGCTGGAGCTGGTTCGCGTTTTGCGCAGGCTGGGTATACGTTTCCAAAACCACTAATTGAGGTTAATGGAAAACCAATGATTCAAGTTGTGGTCGAGAATCTCAACATAGATGCTCACTTTATATTTCTTGTGCAAAAAGAGCACTATGACAAATACAACCTAAAACAGGTCTTGGGCATAATCAAGCCTGGTTGCGACATCGTTCTGGTGGACGGGATGACAGAAGGAGCGGCCTGCACAACGCTTCTAGCGTCTGGGTTGATTGACAATGACCAACCACTACTAATGGCAAACTCTGACCAAGTTGTTGAGTGGGACAGCAACGAATGCCTTTACGCATTCGGTGCTGACGAAATTGACGGTGGTATTTTGACATTTAAGGCCACTCATCCAAAGTGGTCATATGCAAAGCTTGGAGATGATGGTTTTGTTTCTGAAGTTGCCGAAAAGAATCCAATTTCAGATAACGCAACAGTTGGAATCTATTACTGGAAACATGGCTCTGATTATGTTAAATACGCTAATCAAATGATTGAAAAGAACATTAGAGTCAATAACGAGTTCTACGTATGCCCAGTTTTCAATGAAGCTATTGAAGATGGCAAAAAGATTCGTATCAAAGAAGTTCCAAAAATGTGGGGAATTGGAACCCCAGAAGACCTAAATTATTATCTGGAGAACAACAAATGAGTAAAGGAAAACAAGACTACCTAGGCATGCAAAACGCATACTATGACGAGTATGCTGCAAAGTGGTCACTTGAATTCAGAGACCCAGTGGTCGGCTCATATGATGCTCACAACAACTGGCCTGATTACGACGAGTTTTTATTCAAAGACCTTAACACCAATGCTCTTGTGGCTCTTGAGTATGGTTGTGGTCCCGGACGAAATATTGTCAAATTCTCAAATCGTTTTTCTCGAATTGATGGAATTGACATTTCTCACGTAAACATTGAGAAGGCGCGCCTGAATGTTAAGGCAAATGATATTGCTGAACCAAATCTCTACGTAACAAGCGGTGACAATCTTTCGGCGATTACCGACGAAGTTTATGATGTTGTATTTGCTGTTATTTGCTTCCAGCACATCTGCGTGCACGAGATTAGATTCAATATCTTGAAGGATATCTTCAGAGTCCTTAAGCCGGGCGGAAAACTTTGCTTCCAGATGGGCTACGGTGGAAAAGGAAATATACCAACTGCAAGTTATTACGACAACAACTACGACGCAGGAAGCACAAACGGTCACTCCGACGTAAGCATTACTGACGAAAACGCCCTGATTGATGACCTTGTTGAAAAAATTGGATTTAAAAACTATAGGTCAGATATTCGACAAACTGGTCCTGGGGATAATCATAAAAATTGGATTTGGGTTCAGGTTGAAAAATGATTTACATATCTCACCGAGGAAACATTTCTGGCAAAAATCCAGAACGTGAAAATACGCCCGCATACATTGAAGAGGCAATAGCTCAAGGATTTGATGTTGAAGTTGATTTATGGGTGAATGAATCTGGAGTTTTTTTAGGTCATGACCAACCTCAGCACCCAGTTCCAACACAATGGCTAACTGATAGAACTAATCAAATTTGGGTTCATTGCAAAAATTCAGAAGCTTTAAGTTTCTCGCTCAGAAACGATTTGCACTGTTTTTTTCACAACACAGATGACTACACAATTACCAGTAGGGGTTATGTCTGGGCCTATCCTGGCAAAAAACCAAGTTCGGCAAAGTGTGTAAATGTTTTGCCAGAAACATCATGGTGGGAGATTGATGGAGACTGGCAAATTCAGTATGCTGGGGTTTGCTCGGACTTCGTTGCGAAATTAAGCAAACCTAAATTCAAACTTTCTGACTCTCCTGTTTTAAAGCCAGTTGATTATGAAAAACACTTTGTTATTGGAACTCCATTAGTCGCATGGAAGTGTGATGCTAAAGAGCATCTTAATTGGCTTGCTGATAAAGCTGAAATATCTAGAAAGTTTCCAAACGTAAAATGGTTTGCTGCTTTTGAGCTAGACAACAGAGGAATAGAACCATTCGCAGAGGTGATTGATGCCCTTCGTGAAGTAAACGGAGATTATTGGACATACTCAATAAACGATATGCAGGCGAAAGTTGATTCAGGCAATAGATGGATTCGTATTGAAACTGGAAGAAATCTGATAAGAGAGTTTGCACAACGAAACAGAGTCACAAGTGGCCATCACTGGGGTGAGGATTGCACTGAATTGAATTATGGTGTGGTCAACTATTCTGCGGTTTTATACATTGACTCCGACATGTCTCTCGACAGTTTAGCAATTGAAAAAATGCTTGAAGTCAATAGGCCACTTGTGGGAATTGATGTTCCCGCATATTGTCTGTCTGGCCCAATAGTCCATGAAGACCCAAGAATTGAAGAGCATTGGACTACAGCTGGAGCCTTGTTAGTAAATGCACCAGCTTTTTACGACCTTCCGTGGTCTCATAATTCATACTTGAATCTCAGTGATGACCCAACTTTTCAGTCAATGGCAGAAAGACTTCTTCGAAGAGAGGGGACAGAGAACCTTGACACGACATATGGAATGACTTGGGTGAGAAAAGATGGTGAAGCAAGACACCATGGCAGACTTGAGCCAGTAGAAAATCGTAAAATAGCTGATAGGGCTATTTGATTTTTTGGTTTAGGTACTCGTCTATATCTTCACTAATTGACTTAATTGATAAGTCAATTCCGTCTCTTTGCTCTTTTGTCGGCCAGCTTGTTTTTTGTTCTTTTGGTGTTGGCTGCTGGTTTTCTGCACGTGTTGTTACTGGGTTCCAGTCGCGCTTTCCGTTATCTTGGTATTTTTCTTTTATCCATGGGAAAGTTACGCCTATGTAATCTCTTTCTCCAAGAAGAAAACCATTTGCATATCTTTTTACTTTCGTGCCAGTTCTATCAATTAAGAACTTTTCAAAGTTTCCTCTAAGTGGTGGAAAGGTTTTCTTGTTTCTAGTGTCAACTGGTTCAAGTTCAGACCAAGGCACTTCTTCGGCATGATACGGAAGCCCATTCATTGGATTGACTTCTGCCTCATAGGCGCCTGTAAGGTAATGCCAGAGTGTGTGTTGCTCCTGTTCCTTGACAAGTCCAGGAACAAAATTCTTGTCGTACCTATGCTTGTCGTATCGCCCATTCGTTAGTTCGGAAAACTCGTAGGTCACTCCGAAATGGTCAACTGCATACTTGTTTGCCACTTGACCGGGGGTCATTTCAAGTTTGTTTTCCTCAATATAAGACTTAATCCCGTTTTGAAACTCTGGATAGCCGTGGCATGTAAAGTCATCAACGACTACAGCAAGAATACTGAAATCGTCTTCGTTTTTATATTTTTGATTCAGTTCTTCAATAATTGAGTGTTGCGGTATGTTCCCACAACCAGCTGCGACATTAAAAATAAGAGTAACTTTCCCTTTTCGTCTTGACAGCATGTCGCTAGCGCCATTATTTACCGACATTAGCTCAATGTCATAAACTGAAATCGGAAGAATTTTTTCAAATTCGTTATAGGCCATCGAAATATCGTACACCACCAATAATTCATCGCCCAATATTGCCCCAGTGCTAGAATTGGAGGTATTTTTTTAGGAGGACAGATGTTCGGTCAGCGTCGTCAAATCAATAAGCCTGCAGCCATCATGGCTGTTCCATCGGTATTTCTTTTGCTGGTATCAATTTTTGGTTTTTCTGCTCCTGTTCAAGCAACATTCACCACAAATACCCAGATAGCAAATAGCCAAGGATACCTACAGGGAGAATTTGCCGAAGTTGGAGTGCGGGCAAACGGCGCTTTTGGTTCAACAGGAGTTCCATCTGGATTTCACCAGAACCCAGCTTCATGTTTGGGTTTTCGTGTTGACAGAGAAATGGATGGTTGGGGAACTACAACAGATGACGGCGACTACTTCTGCCCCGGCTCTCCCTTTGAGGGCTGGCAGGTAAAGGTCGGTTCAAGCCTTGGTCGAAATGACCACGGTCAGACTGGAGTCTCGGGAGCGGTATCTGATGTCCAGAACTCTGGCTCTTCCCAATGTGTTTCGTGGAACAGTGCGAGCCCTTATAACGGAGTCAGTATCTCTCAGAGATATTGCGTTCCAACCGCAGGACAGGCTCTACATACAGATGTGACGCTCACCAACACGACCGGTGCTGCAATTAGCAATGTTTTCTTTGGTCGTGGGTTTGACCCAGACAACGCAACTGGAAACGGCGACATGACATGTGGTGGCTCAACAATAACTACGGGAACTTTTTACTCGTGCAATGCCGTAACTGGGCAAGGAACAGAGGCTCAAGCAACAGCAAGATGGGGTAATGGTTCATTTATCGCTCTGCAATCATTTGACGCTCGTGCCCGTGTAGCGCGTCAAACTGGTGGATTCTCTTCTCCAGACCCTGCCGACATTTGGAATGCTGGCAACACGCTTTCCACAAGCGGAGCATACTTGGGTAATGTTGGAGAACTTGGGGCTGATGCTGGTCTTTATGTCGCTCTACAGGTTCCAACACTTGGTGCTGGGGCATCAACATCATTCCGAATTAGCTATGTGCTCTCAGCAGAAGGAAATAATGCTCCAGTTCTAGGCGCACCAGTTGTAAGCGGAATTGGTCAGACTTCTGCAACTGTTGCTTCAACAGTTAACCCAAAGGGTTTCTCGACTACGGCAGAACTTGTTTACTCAACCGACCCAGATTTTGGAACTTCCAGTTCTATCTCCATGGGGACTTTTTCTGGTTCTGATGAACTAGCCATTGATGCTGAAATTACAGGTCTTGACCCAAGCGAAACCTACTACGCAAAGATTGTTGCAACTAACGAAACTGGAACAACAGAGTCTGCTGTATTTGACTTTGACACACTTGCGGCTACTGCCCCAATAGTTTCATCAGAGGAACCAACGGTAACTGTAGATGACGGTCCTGTAACACTTTCTGGAACATTGAACCCGAATGGGTTTAGTTCTACAGCCGTATTCCAGTACAGCACTACAGCAGACTTCTCTGGAACTGTCGTTGACATCCCGGTATCTGGAACATTTACTGGAACTTCGCTTTCAACTGTGTCAACTGTGGTTTCTGGTTTGACTGGCTCAACTACTTACTACTTCAGACTAAAAGTAACCAATGCTTCCGGTTCGGCGTATGGTTCAACTATTTCTTTCGTTCCCGCCGATATATCCGCACCAACATCTCTAGTGGTAACAAGCATTGATGATACGACTGCTAATGGAACTCTGCGTTGGGCAATCACTCAAGCCAACGCTACTGCTGGTGGCATATACGACTCAATCACTTTTAGCGTTGATGGAACGATAACTCTTGCTAGCGCACTGCCACAGATAACGCAAAATGTGACAATTACCGGCAAAGGAAGAACGCAAACCATTATTGATGGAAATAACCTGTACCGCATATTTAATGTTCCATCTGGCAGGAGTCTGACTATCTCCGACATGACCCTTAAACAAGGGCAGAATGTTTACGGTGGTCTTATCTACAACTCACAAGG